GATTCGTCTTCTGAGGATAAGGGGATAAAAATGGAAACTCTTGCGTTTGGTACACCAAAACCGTTATTTACACTAACTCTACCACAAACCACACCATAATCAGCACAAAGAGATGTGTATATCTCTTTTTGTGTAAATTTTAAAGACAAAATCTCTAATAAATCGAAATCTTGTTTAAGTTCGACTTTTACAATTTGGTCTTGACCAATATTCGTTGAAATTCTATGTTTTTGTATCATTCTTATAATAAATAGAAAGCAGACTACTTTCTATTATAATAAGAAAAAATTAAATTAAAATGTAGTCGAAGTGAGAGGTTTAACCCTAACTTTAATATCTTTATTTGGAAATCTAATTTGGAATATCTGATTTGACTTCATATAAACGGTCATATCCGCTTGTAGAATCTCTTTTGTTTCTGGTGTTTTGTATGATTGTGACACCTCAGCTTGTGAATATTCACCACCTGTTTTATTAAAAACTCTAACATCAACCGCATTAACTACTCCACTTGTTGATCCAATTTCTTTTAACAATTCACCCGTAAACAATGGGTCTCCCATTTTTCTTTTTTCAATTGCAAAATATGAAATTGTTTTTTCAATTATTGATTTAATGACATCTGACTCTAATTCGTTTCTATCAATTACAACATCAATCTCCAATCCAAGGTCAATAACCTCACCACTTTGAATCTCAACAAAGTCATTAATCATTCTATATTGTGAAATATATTCGGTTACATTATCTTTTAAAGTGTTAGAAACTACGTCAGTTAGGTTTCCGTCGGAATCGTAAGACAATAATTTAATCTTCACCTTATTATCTTCCTCCATCACATTAACCTTAGCCGCAGCGCCAAATGTGGGTGGCATATTTTCAATTACCGATTTGTAATCATTTAACGTTACTGCTCTATTTTGTGCCGCAAAATTGTAAGAAATCATATTTCTAATTTCATCAATTGTTGGTTGATCTGCCCCACCTATTGCCGGAGTTACATTTGATACTCTTAACGATTGAATAACTTGTGAATTTACAGTTGAAACTGGACCATTTACATTAAACTCAATGTTGTCAATACTATTAATAACATTAACCCCTAGATTTGAGTTTTTACCTCCACCAATTCTATATTTTACAAACATTGTACTGTTTGACTTAGGTACCGCACCTAACGATACGTTATTCAAATAAGAACCTAAACTAACTTTTAAATTACCCGTTATGAAATTATCTAAATTAGCCATTGGGTCCACAGTTCCAGAACCAAATGTCATCGAATAATATCCTTCTGGGGTATATTCAGTCATAAATTTATTACTAACTGAAAGGTATGTTCCTGGTATGAAATTATCTTTATCTGATATTTTTGTTGAGTCTTTAATGAATACTTTATCTTCCATTAAAGATTTAACTTCATACCATTTATTAGTTGATGATGTAAATTCTGATGATGTTGGATTTGACCCGAACGATGTACCTTCTTTATGTATAACCGACACAATACCTAATACGTTTTGTTCAGGTAAATAAAGTTTCAAGAAAGGTTTCTGATCTAATTCAGTTACAACTCTTCTATATATCCTTGAGACTCCGTTTACGACCGCTTCTCTCTTAGTAATGGTATATGACACTAATTTATTGTTACCGTCGAAATTAGGTATCTTTAAACGATTTGGTTCACCTTTATTGTTAAATGGATTAGAGAAATCAATATCTTCTAATGTTTCAAAAATCTGACCTCCTCCTGATATCTGAGCTCCCGCCTTTAATAGACCCAAGTATTCAGTTTTCTCCTTATCACCCGCCACTGGTACATTTATTGAAAAGTCACATAAGGCAACTGAGGGTCTGTTTCCAGGTATTCTTAAACCATATGTTTTGGCAATATGAAAAAGAGATTGTCTCTGTTGAGCGAAATCTAACATTGTTTCTTGCCATACTCTATCAATATGGAAGTGTAGATTATCCGCCACAGCCGCGTTCAAGTCTAATAACACAGAAAATATAGATGCGTCATTAGTATTTTTTATTAAATCTGGATAGTAATCATTTGTTAGATTTACTAACTCTTGTCTTAATCCCGCAAAATCTCTAGTTGCGTATGATATTTTTTTAGCCATTTTATATGTTTATAATTACAAAGTCGGATGACGTAAATGATCCGTTATTAACCGTGTAGTCTATTTTTACTTTTGCGGTGTATGGTTTACTTGTAGCGTCTGATACCCTAAATAACCTTTCATCCTCTTGTTGTGAATATAATTTAGTCTCTTCAGGGTCATTTTCTGCTGATACGATATTGATTGAGTTAATATCTAAATTTGGAATGTATTTTTTAACGCTTTCTCTTATTTCGTCTTCAATTAAACCAAAGGTAACAACGTCATTTTGGTCAAAGATGTATTCGTACAATCTAGTTCCAAAATCGGGTAAATAATATCTACTACCCTTTCTTGTTAATAATAAATGAATCAAATTCGCACGAACTTCTCTTTCAGGTGATTCTGTCATCCTTAAGAAGTCACCTTTTAAACTATTCCTAAATGGAAAATCTATACCGTAAGTTGCTGCCATATCAAATAAATATAAACTAATCTAAAATGGTAATAAATAAAAAATCCAGCCGAAGCTGGATTTAATGTAGTTTCCTATAATTTTACGAACCACAACCCTCACAGTCAAACGGAGAGTCTATTGGTTTATCTGATGTCATTACGACTTCAGGTGTTCTTTCACTAATTAATGTATTATTAGTTGGTACTTCCACATTGTTTATAGATGACGTTTGTTCAATTGGTTTCGACACTGACGTATCAACTCCTAAACCTTTAATTGCGTCTACCGCCGCCCTTGTTCTCAAATAGTACATACCCGTTTTTAACCCTAATTTCCAACCAAATAAATGAGCCGCCAATAATTTAGGTTTAGTTGCATTATCAACAAATAGGTTTAAAGATTGTGATTGGTCAATAAATATACTTCTATTTGCTGCCATTTGTAAAACACGTTTTTGAGACATTTCCCAAACTGTTTTATAAACCTCTTTCATTTCAGTAGGAATTTCAGGAATGTTTTGAACTGACCCATTCTCCATAATTAACTTATTCTTAATGGTATCACTCCACAATCCTATTTTTAATAAATCATTAACTAGATGTTTATTAATCATAATGAACTCTCCACTTAATGTTCTACGAGAATATAAGTTGGTTGTGAATGGTTCGAACGCTTCATTGTTTCCTAAAATTTGTGCAGTTGATGCTGTTGGCATTGGTGCGACTAATAATGAATTTCTAACACCATAGTTTACCACTTCTTTTCTTAGAGATTTCCAATCCCAACGACCTGATAAATCTTTATCTTTTTTACCCCACATTTCAAATTGGAAAACACCTTTTTCAATTGGTGATCCTGCTATTGATTCATATGGTCCAAACTCTTTAGATAAATCTTTAGAAGATGTCATTGCCGCAAAATATATTGTTTCAAAAATATCTGTTTGTAATTTATCCGCATCTTCACTTTCGAACGGTAAACCCAACATACAGAACACATCTGCCAATCCTTGAACACCAAGCCCAACTGGACGATGTTTAAAATTTGAAAGTTTGGTTTCTTGAGTTGGATAATAGTTTAAATCAATTACATTATTTAAATTCTTAACAACTTGATATGTGTACTCGTATAATAAATCGTGATTAAATTCACCATTAATAATATACTTTGGTAAAGCTATTGACGCTAAATTACAAACTGCTTGCTCTGTTGGTGAACTATATTCAATAATTTCAGTACATAAGTTTGAAGATTTGATTGTACCTAAATTCTTTTGGTTTGATTTGTAGTTAGCTGGGTCCTTATATAACATATATGGTGTTCCCGTTTCAATTTGAGCAGTAAGGATTGCATCCATTAACTTTCTCGCCTTGATTACTTTTCTTGCCTTGCCTTCTTTTTCGTACTGTTCATACAAACGAGTAAATTTCTTATCTTCTGGTGAATCGTATACATCTGATAATCCAGGTGCTTCATCAGGTGAAAATAAAGACCAATCACCATCTTGTTCAACTCTCTCCATAAATAAACCTGGAGTCCACATTGCCAAGAATAAATCTCTTGCTCTCATTTCTTCTTTACCGTGATTCTTTCTTAAATCAATAAATTCAAAAATATCCGAATGCCAAGGTTCAAGATAAACCGCAAAAGATCCCTTACGTTTTCCTCCTTGGTTAATCCAACGAGCAACTTCGTTATATGTTTTCATCATAGGTAATAAACCATCCGACTGTCCACCTGTACCTTTTATATAAGAACCTTTAGCTCGAACATCGTGAACGTGAAGTCCAATACCTCCCGCCCATTTAGAAATTTTGGCAACATCTTTAATCGTATCAAATAGACCATCAATATCGTCACCCTTATTACCAATTAAGAAACAAGAGGACATTTGTGCTCTACGTGTACCTGCATTAAATAATGTTGGAGTTGCGTGAGTATAAAAATGTTGTGATAAGTCGTCATAAATTCTTAACGCCATATCTAAATTACCTTTACAAATACCAACGGCAACTCTCATATAAAGATACTGTGGCCTTTCAACTACTCTATCTCCAATCTTTAAAAGATAAGAACGTTCTAATGTTTTATATCCAAAGTAATCAAATTCAAAATCTCTTTCTTGATGAATTGCACCATCTAAAGACTCTCTATTTTCAATTACAAATTTGTAAACACCTTCATCAATTAATGAAGATTCTTTACCTGTTTTTGGTTCAACAAAAGAATATAATTCTTTAATACATTGAGAAAACTTTTTATGTGTTGTCTTATGTAAATTAGATACCGCCAATCGACCCGATAATTTAGCATAATCAGGATGAGTGGTAACCATTGCCGCAGCTGTTTCCGCCGCTAATACATCTAACTCAGTTGTTGTTATTCCATCATATATACCTTGTGTTACTTTTAATGTAACAAATGTTGGATCAATGTATTCTAAATTTAAATCACTACAAAAAACACTTATTCTACGTGTTATTTTATCATATCTCATTTCCTCTAGGGAACCATCTCTTTTTTTTACTTTCATCTTATACTATTTTTAGAAGTCCATATCCTCGTCAAACGCGGATTCTAAATCTTCGGTTGCAACATTATTAACTCCCGCCTTTTGATATTCGGCAACTCTTTTCTCAAAGAAATTAGTTTTACCTTGTAATGCGATGTTCTGCATAAAATCAAATGGGTTTTCTGAATTGTAAACTTTAGAACAACCCAACGCCATTAATAATCTATCAGTAACAAATTCAAGATATTGAGCCATTAAATCGGAATTCATACCAATTAAACGAACTGGTAATGCTTCAAGAATAAATTCTTTCTCAATTTCCAATGCTCCACAGATAATATCTTTTATTTTCTTTTCACTTAGTTTCTTTTCAATATGGTTATTGTAAATGTGACAAGCAAAATCACAGTGTACACCTTCATCACGAGAAATTAATTCGTTTGAAAATGTTAAACCAGGCATTAATCCTCTTTTCTTTAACCAAAAAATTGAACAAAATGAACCAGAGAAGAAGATTCCCTCTACGGCCGCAAATGCCAATAATCTCTCAACAAAAGATTCTGAATTAATATATTTAAGAGCCCAATCCGCTTTTTTCTTAACGGCAGGAATTGTATCAACCGCATTGAACAAGTAATGTTGTTCATCCTTATCTTTAACCAACGTATCGATTAATAAAGAATATGTTTCACTATGAATATTTTCCATCATTATTTGGAATCCGTAGAAGAATTTAGCTTCTGTATATTGAACTTCATTAACAAAGTTCATTGCTAGATTTTCATTTACAATTCCATCAGACGCAGCAAAGAATGCTAATACGTGTTTAATAAAATGTTTTTCGTCATCATTTAATTTATTCTCCCAATCTGTAACATCTTGACCTAAATCAATTTCCTCAGCTGTCCAAAAAGACGCTTCAGATTGTTTGTAAAATTTCCATAAATCGTGATGTTCGATTGGAAAAAGGACAAAACGTCCTGGATTGTCTTGTAAGATTCTTTCCGTCATAATTTTATTATTTATTGTTAAGTAATTCTTGTCTCTTCTTAAACGCTTCCGCTGCTCTATTTGCGTTGTTTTGAGTTTTTTGTTGTTCCATACCAAGTAAGGTACTTTGTGATTCTGTATCAATAACAAGATATTCATTATTGAATTTACAGTTACTAAATACAACACCATCTTTACCAATACGAGATTTTAAAAGTGATAGGGTTGCCAAGTTTTGTTCTTTCTGTTCTAATGTCTTACCTATTGACAAAATAACGTGAGCAATTTGAGCCTTCTTAATAGAACCACCCATTTGGTCACCCGTTACTACTTCTGATGAAATTGACTCTCTATTACCTTGTGTTGCGGTCCATATTGCAATATCAAATTCACTTGTCATAGCCTCTAAAGACCTCATAACGGAACCTTCACCTTTCCACTCTTCACCATTTGTACTCTTATCTGTTGAAATACAATCAACGTAGTCGATAAGTAACAAATCCATTTTAAATCCGTCAGATTTCATCTTTCTAACGATGTTTTTTATTTGTGAAACGGTCACACTATCTGAAGGAAATTTCATTAATTTTAATGAACCTGAAGATCTCTCTTCCGCCTCTTTAACCAATCTCTTAACCTCTTCAGCGTTTGCGGGTTGGTCATCAGGAGTAATTCCTGACCAAATCGTATAATGTTTTCTTTTTATATTACCAGGGTTGTCTTCAAAGAAAATTTGAACAACATTCATCCCTTGGTTATATGCCGTGTTCGCAAATTTAGTAAGTAAGGTTGTCTTACCTGTACCAGTTGGTGCTAATACAACACCTAATTCTCCACGACCTAAACCACCTTTTAATAGTTGGTCGATACCCGCAATTCCTGTTGGGATTGGTAGTCTAAAATTATCTTCTAAAGCTTGGTCAATATTATGAAATACGTCAACCGCTTGATCATCATTAATACCGACTTGTAACGCCCTTTTAATGATTTCCTCAATCTTATTATACGATTCAAATTCACCACTTTCGATAATGTTATGAACGTTCTTAAGTTCCTTTTTTAAGTTCTGTTGTTTACAAAAATTAAGAGCGGTATCTCTAACAAATGATGTGTCTTTATCATCGTCTTTGATGTTCTGTAAAGTATCTAAATGTACTCTATTTGTGTCCTTAGTACCCGACTCTGTCATTATTTTCTGTGATAGAGTGTGGTAATCTGGTAGTTTATTATACGTAACGTATAATTCTTTGATATTTTCTACAATGTATCTAAATGAATTGTTGTCAAAATATTTACTGTCTAGAAAGTCTATGATTGCTTCTCCAAATTTTTTGTCTTCGATAACCGCTCTAATGAGTGATTGTTGAAAAGAAAATCCAAGAAAACCGAAATTTTTCTCCTGCTGCATAATTTATGATATAAGTTTATTAAAGTTGATATTGCAAATATACTGTTTCCAATTCTTCCGAAGACAAGATGTCAGTTAAATCTGACAAAACTCTCTTTAGTTTTGGGCGAATATCAACCGTATATCTAACCTTTGGATGGAAGAAATATGCGGGAAATATTCTAGAAATAAATACGTCGTCTCCGAGTTTAATTTCCAATAAAAAGTGCTCTTTTTCTTTCTCATTCTCATCTTCCACAAACTCGGAATTGAGGAAATAATTTTGATTTTCACATAGATAGTCGGAAGTTTTCATTTTCAAATCTTCACTTATTTCTTCACAAATATTTTTTACATAATAGTGAAGATCCATTGATCTACGTGCTTGCTCAACGTGGTCTTTTACGTTGAAGAATCTTTGACATACGATGTTTCCACCTAAACTAAGCAAAAACTCAAATTTTGTGATTTCTTGTTGATAGTTACTCATAATTGTTTTTAATTTTAATCGTCCTTTTATTTTTTTCTTTTCTTGTTAATCTAAGAAATGGGTTAAAGAATTTTATCCAAGCGTCATCCGATTTAGGTAACAGTTGGAATAGTCCATCCTCCATCATCATTTTCATAGTATTTTTATAAGACCTTCCTTCTGGGTCCAAATTTTCATTTATTAGTGACATAATTGTCTCTCTCGCCTCATCAGTTAAGAACGGTTCATCCAAGCTAACTATCTTTTTATTTACTTCATAGAACTCCTCACCAAATACACCGTGTTTGGTTACACCTGTTAGAAGATTTTTAATTAACCAATTATCCTTATCTTCTTCAAATAGAACATTAGTTTTACTTCTAATATCTTCAATAGTAAGGGGTAAGTTTTTAATTTCAGGAAAAAGGGTAATAAGTCTTTTAATTCCCATATTCTTAATTCCTGCAATATTATCTGATGGGTCACCGCATAACATCTTAACCAAGATTACGTTTTCAATTAGAATTTCTTCGTGATTGTAAACGATGGTGTCGTTTTTTTTGTATACTTTTTGATGTGAGGGGTTGTAAATTTGAGTTTGTTCAGAAACCAGTTGTGTTAAATCTCCGTCTCCAGAATAAATTGTTTTGTTTTCGGTTGGTGAATTTTGAGTGTAAAATGCAATACAATCGTCTGCTTCACAAAATTCAAATTCTCCTTGTCTAACAAAGACTTCTTCTAAATACTGTTTTACTCGTTGCTTTTGATATTGGTATGAATTAATTTCTTCATCACTTCTTAATCGAGATTTTCTATTCTCTTTGTATTGAGAGTAGAACTTCTTTCTTGAGTCTGAACCATTTTCTCCATCCCAAAATACTACAATTTTGTCTAAATGGTACGTCTCAAATGATCTCCTAAGAGTATTAACAAAATGGTATATTGCTCCAATATGTTTTCCTTTGTAGAAATGGTTTTTGAGACCATAAAAACCAATCGTAAGTAAATTGTCTCCATCAACGAGTAAAACCGACATTTAGTATAATTTATTCGTCATCATCTGACGAGATTTCTGCTTTGAATCCTAGTTCGCTAACATCAGCAACTTTCTCTCCGAATAGTTTACTGATATAGTCTAAATTTTCTTTTGCGTATTCTTGGATAGATATTTTTTCTTCAGCGGGTTCTTTTGCTTTCATAAATCCGTGAGGAGTTACCATTATCTTTCCATCCGCAAATCCAATACCATTAACGTGGTTCTTCATAATAGAAATTTTAGTTCTACTTGCGAAGTTTACATCACGTTTATTTCTTGTGATTTTGATTTTTGTTGTGCCCGCTCCTTTTTGGTTACCAAATAAAAATACTAAAGTTGAGTTTAACCAAATGGCCTCTCCACCTTTTGCTTTAATCTTTGGTTGTCCGAAAGGATTGTCAGGTAACTCAACCCAAGGTTGGTTAACAATGATAAGGGTGTTTGTATGAGGCTTATCTGTTCTTCTTGAACCTGAAATACGTTGGTTAATACCCATACCTATTTTATCAGCAAGAACCGAAGCATTGTGTTGTTTACCACCTTTACCTTCGAATGTCATCTTACAAGGAACAGAACCAACTGAATCCCATAAGAATAAAATATCGTGAGGAATTTCTCCTTTTTCTTGTGCCACTAATACTTCATTAATAAAATCAGTAATCTGTTCGATATAATCAAAGTCACTATTGAAGAGATAGAAATCATCTTCTTTATTGAATCCCATTAACACCGCGTGATCCCAATTCCATTTTTGTTCTGTAATAATGAACACAGGTAGAATTCCTTTCTTTTGCGCATCAACTGCCGCTTTCACAAGTGCCGTAGTTTTACCAGTATCACTATGTCCTAAGAACATATTAATGTGTCCAATTGCTGGACCTGGTATTCCTGTAGCATCTAAAAACGCGTCTCCCAAATCTAAGAAACGATCTGGTTTGTACTCCGCTTCTTTAGAGAATTTCTTCTTCATAGAAGAGAAGTCGTTTTTTTTAATTCCTGCCATAATGTTGTTTTTTTAAAAATGGGGTGGATATTTCACCACCCCGTGAATAATTTAGAACGGTAAATCTTCGTCTACTTCAGCCTCATCTTGTGGATCAACCACTGGTGTTGAAACTTTTTGTGTACCTATAGTTTCTTCATTTGAAGAATTAGAAGTCCATTTTTTTGTTTCATTATCCCAACGTGGAATTTCACCTTTAGCAACCATTTCTAAGTAGTCTTCACTTTTCTTAGAATAAACGTCTGACCAAGTCAATTCGTCTTCTAACCAAGTTTTAGATATGTTTTCATCTTCGTGTAAAGGACCCATATCTTCAGGAATTACCGAATTGATAGAAGTGTACTCTTTACCTGTACCCGCCTTAGTTAAGGTCAAAGAAATGATTAAATCACGTCCTTTTTGAGTGTCGGTAACATCACCTTTGTTTTTAAAGATTGGGAAGATTTTGTCTAAAATACCATCGCCTTTAGCGTTGTGTTTAAATCTCCAGAATTTTGGACCATCTTGTTCTTGATCACGGTCGATAACTTTTACGATGTAGAATTTACGTGAACGGTATTGACGAGCCAATTCTCTGTCTGACTCAACACCTGTCATCATCAATCCTTCGTGAACCTCATTTAATGGGGAACGTTTACCTTCTTGTTTTGGGTCATATAATTTAACCCATTTTCCATCCACCTGAACTTCGTGGAAGTACACCTCTTTAAATGGAGATGAACCGTCTGGTGTAGGAAGAATACGAATTCTTCTCTCTTCACCTTTTGAACCTTTAGGAAGTATCGTTACGAAGTACTTCTTCATTCTATCCTCTTGGGATACTCTGTTTGCATTGCCACTTGTGGCGTTCTTGTTTTTTTCGTACTGTGCTAGTACTGCATCAAATGTTGACATAATTGTTAATTTAAGTTATAAACTGTTATAGATAAAATATAGATAAAAAAAGCCGGATTACGAAATCCAGCTTAAAGTTTTTTAAAAAAAGTTTTTTGGTTTTTTATTCCAATGTTAAAAGATAAGATAATTTATTTAATTCTCCTAACATTTCGTCACGGATGTTTAATAAATCGGTATCTGATGGTTCCAATTGTTCTGACATTTGGACTAAAGATTCTCTAACAGTATTAACTAATCCCTTCATATCTAATTCTGAAAGGTTACTCAATTGAATGGTTTTAGTTTCTTCGTCCAATGTAAATCTACCATATTTTCCCATTGCAGATTCAACAAAGGTGTCGATTAAGTCACTTAATGAATCATAAAATCCACCAAACGCGTTGTGTCTAGCAAACCCTTTGGTTTGCCAATGGTTAATCTTCATTTGTATTTGTAAACCTAATAAAAAGTTTACATTAGAACTTAAATTCATTTTCTTCTTCGTCTGGGTTAAAAGATGATTTTATGGTATCTGGTGAGTAATCTTGAACGTCTTGTTTAGTTAAAACATACTCATTTTTACCAGAAGCTCTCATTTCACCTTGTTTTTGATTAAAGAATTCGTTTGGTCTTTGGTTAAACGGATATGAATCCAAAGAACGCATCTCAAGTTTTTCTTGAGGTGTTTCTGGTTTCATTTGTTGTACTTGTGCACCTAATTGGTCGATTTTAGCAACCACTTGGTCCATTTCACCTAATTTAGCTTCAAGGTCTGTTAATTTACTAAATACATCATCCATTTTGTTCAAAACAGATACGTGATCCGCTTTATTGTCATCGATGTTGTTTTTGATACTTTTAGTCATATTAACTAAATCAGTAATATCAATTTCTTCAGTACCTCCGTCCGCTGGTGCATCTCCTACTGGTGCGTCCATTGGTGGTGCCGCAGGATCAATCGGAGCAGCTGGGTCAATAGGTGCCGCAGGATCAACTGGGGCAGCTGGGTCAATAGGCGGTTCTGGAACTTCTTGTTCCATAATCATCTTAGAACCATATTTGTTGATTTGTCTATAACGCTTCAACTCGTCGTGTAATTTTTTCTCTAACATAGTTTTAATCTTGTAATAATTGTCTACCGTCGTTGGTAATATATTTTTTATTTATTCTTTCAACTATACCGTCTTTTTCTCTGATAGTATAACACTCTCCTGTTAACATATCACATTCTTCTCTTTCCATTCCATCATTAGAAACATTTCTAACTTGTTTTGGGTTTAAGAATTGATTAATACTGTCGTTCATTTTATTATTTTCCATAATTTTTAAGATATACATATAAATATCCCATAATTCTTAATATTCCTATTTAATACTAAAATAGATAACTTGTCCTTCGTGGGTATCTAATAATTTCATAAGTGATTCCGATAGAGCTATACCATAACCATTCACACTTGGTCCTATATTAACTGGTCCTTGTGCTTTAAATGGTACGTTTGTTAGTGTCCTATTTAAAGAATAGGATGGGGTTATCATCTTTTCAGTACCATTATTTGGGTTTAAAAACGTAGTTGTCCCTGTTCCAATATGGTCAGGTGTGATGTTACTTTGTAGTATAAATTTGGTTGAATAGAAATTTTCTGTTTTTGAATAATTCTTAAGTTCTTTCCAAGATAATCCACCGTTACCATCTTTATCAGTAACAACTTGATTTTTAAATCTACTAACAATAGCCATATGGGTATCTTCTGCAATTGGATACGCTTCTGATCCCATTCTCGCAACAACCGCTCTAAACCAGTCTCCACCTTTATATTTAACTTTTTGAATATATTTCTCACCATTAAATCCATTATACGGAATACCGAATGATGTAACCCCCGATTCCAATACTTGTTCTTCTCCAGGTATTTTAATTGTACCTTTATCAATAACAAAGTCACCTTTACCTGGAATCTTTAATGATTCTTCTGTGGTTACTTTTCCAGAATTTTCTGCTGCTGTTTTTGCTTTCGCCTTTGTTAGTAATCTATCAAATAATGATTTATAACTTGACACAAACGAATCTTCTGGATCAGGTAAACTTGCCTGAGGTATTCTACTTCCTTTAAATGTTGTTGTAATTGAATTATTTCTAATACTATGACTAACTTCAGTAATCCAATATGAACCACGGAACATAGGGATGTTTTTCAAATAAAAGAACATTGTTGGTTGAATCATAACATTACCCATACAAGTAACTTCACATTGATATGAAGCTTGTCTGTAATAATCAAATAATCCAATGTCAACATTATACGTTCCCGCTCCAGATTCAGATCTTGCCAAGTTTTCTAATACAACAAAAGATTCTGATGTGTTTTTAATTGTGGATTGATCTAAACTAACACCTTTAAACATACTTTGATTTTGGTCACCAAAACTAACCTCAAACGCAACCACCTTATTTGATTTGGATAAATTCTCCGTATCAAAAATTTTAGGTAACGTTACAATTAGTGGGTTGTTATTAACATCTGATATATTAAAACTATCATCACTAAATCTATAATTTTTATTCATATCCGAAGGACGCTTGGATGTTGGTCCCGCAAATTGAATAACTGTTTTAGGTGACGACTCTTGGTAATCAACTTCTAAAAATGTTCCAAATAAATTATTCGCAACTGTATGTGATGGAGTAATTTTACTTCTTGTTGTTAATCCATTACCATAAAAGTTAACATACGCGGGTAGTGTTCTCATATCGAAACCACTTCCCTGTATTAACATTGAGATTGCACTATATAAACTTGCCTTATCGTTTTTAGGGTCAATTATTGAAACAAACCTTTCTAAATTTAAATAAGCTTTATCTCCAATATCTTTATTCGCTTTATCTAAAAATAAAAATTCCTCCATTAACAACCTTTGTCCAATTGAATTACCGGAGGACCATTTATCGTTAAATGATTTAAAGAAATTATATATTTCTACTTTTAGGTTTCTATTGTTATATCCATCAACAAAATCAATCGCGTGGACGTGGTCTTTATTTTTTATACTTCCCAACTTACCAATCAATAAGGTGATGAATAGTTGATATCTTGAATTTGCTCCTGGTGTTGCTGGAATAGCAAATGGAGGTACTATAGATAAGAATGTTAAAGGTAAACCATTTAATATAGTAGTACTTATATAATCTTGAAATATCTTTTTAACATCGGAACCTCCTGATTGTCTATATCCTGCATAAATCAATATTAACGGTCTAAACTTAAGAACGTTCTCTTCGGATAGTTCAATATTATTTTTTACAAAAAAATCTAAATAATATCCACCAATATCTTCACCAACATAAAGTTCAATGTATTTTAAATTTCCAGATTGTGATGAACTATACTTGTCATATTTTAAAGAGTTACCCGAAATACCTACAAACCCTTCAATTATATAAGGGTCAAGTTCTTTTGGGTTTCCTAATTTAATTTCTAATAAGTTACTATAATCTATAATTTCATCTGTTAACTTAATTTTGTTTTCAGATTGTCTATCTTTTATGAGACTTACAAGTTCTTCAAATGTTTTACCTTCATCAGATGTTTCTTTCTTAACCGAAAGAAGTCCTTTTAGTAAATCTTGAAAATTATCGTATTTTACTTTGGAGAATTTCTTATAAGGGGTCTCCTCATTTAATTTTTCAGTTGCGAACTGTAAAAATATATCTTCAAACTGGTCTAATATTGCCGGACTAAATGTTGCAATTAAATCAATAACTTTTTTTGTGTTACCTTCAGCGGTATAATCTCCATTTGTGTTTGTATTATATTCATTGTATTTAAAAAATGTGCTTCCACTATAATCTCCGTTGATGTAGTTATCTTCCCACATCGTACTATAGTAAATTTGATTACCTCTATCAAATGAATCTGTATTAATAACCATTTCCGCCGTATTATTAAAATCGGCGTATTTGTTATCACCATCACAAGGTAATGGTGTATATCTTAAATCAGCTGGATTAAATTTGGAATTATCAACAAAGGATGTCCAATATCTTAATCCGTTTGATTTGATTGTACCTCTTGTTTTAATTCCACCATTTATAACATTACTAAAATATGAGGTGTTACCTGAAAGTACCTCATAATGATTGTATCCATTTACCACTTGATGAAATATTGCATCATAAAATGGATGTATACCAATATCTTTTGAGTCACTAAATGTTGCCCCTGTTGGTATTGGGAATCCTCCCACAAAATTAAATCCATTTGGAAATACAGTAAACTCATTGGATGTTCTACCTGAGTTAAAAAATAAATTAGCGTTAATATTTTTAGTTGTTCCTGTTGAATCAAGGAAACCATCTAAAATATCAACACCATCTAATATTTTCTTTTTATATCTGTGATATATCGAACCCCATTTCACAATTAAATGATATGGTACATAATGTGTTGAACTGATTTCTCTAAATAATGACGATACTCTAACGGGTGGTAAAAGTACTGAGGTTGGTGTATCTTGTTTACCGTCCAATTCAATAAACGATATCTTATCGGTTAATTCTACAAATGGTAATGAGTTTAATAACAAATACGCCGAACCAACATATTTTGAATATGGGTTGGTTTTTGTAAAATCACTAAATAATTGTCTATGAAAGTAAGGTGTGTTTAATACATTTTCAGTATGTGTGGCAAAAGACATAGATTGAGTAAATAAGTTAGCGTATTTCTCATTCTTTTTATATCCTTCTTTAACCCAATTATATGTTCCAACTGGTGTTGTAATAAAACCCTTATCTGGTCTAACTTTTAATACTCCTTTAAAATTCAAATCATTTTCTGAGAATGGTTTATCAAGATAAGTCGTATATGTTGGTGAATTAAACGGATAAATATTTTTTCTATATGGTTCTGGAGTATATTTTAATAATTGATCATTAATTGTATTATATAATTTTTCGTTTTTAGGTTTTTTGGTTATACTATTGTCATATTGTTTAATATCAAATGGAGCATCTAACAAATCCTTAATGTACGGTTGAGTTGGTATACTGTCTCTATAATATGGACTTCTTTCAAATGGAGATAGTCCTTGCATATATGTTGTTAAGTTCTCAACAGTTTTAATATTTGTATTTAAAATGTCAATAAGATCTGGCTCCTCACTTATTACTTCATTAATTGTTTCATATTCAATATTAACCAATTCTTTAATTATTGTTGCATCAAATGAATCAACGAAAGTCATAATTTTAGCTCTTTCGTGTAGTTCATATAAAAATGAAACTAAACTTCTATCACTATATGGAATACTATTTGAAACTTCAAATAATGAACTTACTTGGTTGACTTTGGAATCGTCTAAATCACTTTCAAATATATAATTAATGTTATTCACACCACCTTCTTTTTCGGAGTTGGGGTCACTCTTATTGGTTGATACCGCAATGTATTCCTCAACAAATGCAACCTCAGGCCATAACAATGGGTTGTTAGATTGTAACTTCTCCCTAAGTTCGGGTTCTCCTGGGTATGCAATAACTTTTTTCTTATCTGTTGGTAATGTTCTTTTAATTTCTGGCCAAGGGTAAATTGTTTCTCCAATACTTTCATCAGAAAAACCTTTTAATTTTCCTTTTCTATCGTTAGCAACTTTAAATGCATCTTGATGTACTTCTTTCATTAATCTGACGTACACTTCCGCGTTAGCTAATAAAACGGCGAATAGATTTCTAACGGTAGGTTCAAATCCAATTCCTAATTTTGGATTTTTAACCACTTCATTCATTTTTCTTTCTACCTCTTTTTCTATTTTTTGTTTTTGTTCAAAAAACGTTCCTCTAATTTCACCAACATCCTGTACTAATTTATCAATTGCAACAACATATTCCCCTCTTTCATTTTTCTTATAGTAATTACCTGCATTACTTATATTTTTTGATAGAAAAGAAATGGTTACATTTATTGATTTATCTGTTTTCTTTTGTAAATTATTATTTAAAGCTGCACTATTTTTTAATTTTTCGTTGTATAGTACTAACAAACCCTCTAAAGTTTTATAATTTTCTTTACCTTCAATATTTTTCAAATCAGATTTGTTCTTATCACTAAGACCATAATATCTAATATAGGTGTTCAAACCATTAATATCTTTTCCTGTAATCGTATCTTCGTATGAACTTTTATTTAAATGTATAGATGCCCAATTTTTTATTTCTGATTCAAAATTTGTTAAATCTTTATCATAGTCTTGTAATCCAGCCAAGACTTTGGTGTCTATTACTTCACTGAATATTGTTTGTTCTAATATTTTATCTAACGTCTCCGCAATTGCACCAATTTCTCTAACCGTTTTTACTGGAAAGTCTTGTGGTATTAATTTTTTTCTTTTCATTTCCGAGTAAACGGAATTGAGCATCGCATAACCCTTTGATGATTTGAAAACTTTTTGAGTCGATTTACCCGTACTTTCGTTAAACTCAACGGGTTTTGTTGACTCCTTAAGAAACATATATGGAGCATTTAGAACACCTTTTAACGGTATGTCATTCATAAACGCAAACGATGAACCGACAAATGATGTGGCAATTTCAAAATTACCATTTGATTCGTTATATCTTGAGTTAAATTTTACTAAGTGTAATCTATATCTAATTGCCTTACCATAAAATCCTTTAACCGTTAAATAAAATATTGGCCAAGGTAAATGAAAGAAAGCTTGATATGGTGAATTCTCTGGAGATTCAAAAAGAGTCTTACCTCTAACATCAATAAAGTTAATATTGATTTGAGGTATAAAATTTGCTCCTTTTACTAATATACTAATGTTATCAATACCAAATGATTGCCCAGTTTCGTCACTTTGATAAAACTCATCTACACCGTGAAGGTTACCATTTTCATCTTTTGTAACTTTTTTAGGTTTACTTTCAAAATAAGAATCGGTCCATTGAGTTGTGTAATCTCTATCAGTAGTTGCACTACTTAAAAAGTTCAGAGTTCCTTTGGCAATGTTTTTTAATGTATTCTTGTCGTCGTTTGAAACAAGTGTTGACCTAGGAACAATATCAGCTTCAAGATTAACAAACATAACCAAGTTTTCCTGTTTTATTCCTCTTGGTTCTATTTCACCATTAATCACGACACTATTAGGGTCGATGTACATCAGATTGTTCTGATCGACCTTAACTAATATTTTCTCACTATTCGATAAATCATTGTTCCCCATAATATAAATTATACAATTCTACACCTCTTTTATAATCTTGTAAAGAGGTAACCAAAGGAAAAGGAATTCTAAGGATAAAATTATCGGGGATTTCAAATTCATTTGTTCCCGCTAAAGCGTTGGCATTCATAATTAACCACCCAAAAATTGGTGTTCCGTAAAACTCTTGCGATAATTTATCTAATCTATCTTTTCCATTTTTATATTGGTGGTATTTGTCCGAACCCTTGATTGGGAGTTCAATACCTGGTACTATTCTAAAGCTACCATCTTCCATAAAAAGTTCATATCTGTTAAAATAACTACGGGACATTTCTATAATAATTTAATTTACCACTTATGCTATCAACTTTTTTAGAATTTAAATTAGTAACTTGTTCTTTTACCGCAGGGTCAGTTATTTCTTCTGTTGCTGTGACATTGAAAGAAATTGGGTTACTATTTTTTCTTTCTTTCATCGTTTTAAATTTAAATTTAATATCTTTCGGAGATTCAACGAACGATGTTATTTTTTTGTTTAATTTTTCAATAGTATTTTCATCAAATATGGTTTTATCCGCATCGAATACCTTCATTAATGTTTCTTTACTATACATTCCTCCCGAACTTAACAATACCGACAATATAGAACCTAAAATTTGAGATGTTATTGTTGGGTTGGTGTAATCTATCGTGTTATCTATATTTTCATAAAACTTACCTGTATTATCTTTTATGTAATCAATACAAGTTTTATATTCATCATAAATTAAATTAGACGTATAACCAGATAAAGTTGCTTTCATTGCTTTATCCTGGGATTCTAACTGAGCGTCATATCCATATTTTACTAAGAAATTAACCTTATCTAATGCGATTATTAAATTATTTCTTCTTTCTTCAAACCCATCTACTTGTTTATTAGATGATAACGAACTAATTTTATCTTCAATTAATTTAGTAATATAAGGTCTTAATAATTCATTAGCCTTTATTATTTTAGGAGCGGTTAGTACTTTATCGAATGCAAACACCGAACATAAGTCTATTGTTTTTGTAAAATCAAGTAGATTCTTTTTTAATAAAGAAACAAATCTTGAGTATGGGGTACCGTCAGGGTACTTACCAATCATTTCAATTGTGGTTCCTGGAGTTAAAGATGTTGACGTGAATATATCGTAATTTTTTATTTTTCTATAATCTGAACTTAATAATAATTTCATTATTAACGGCCCGAATTCTTTATTTAAAAGATTGTAAGCGGGTTCAAATGATTCGAAATAAACTTTTGTCTTAGTGAAAACATCATTAACTAAATCATCATATGTTAATGTTGTTGTACCCTTTCCAATGTATGTTCCTAATTGTGGTTTTACACCTTCAGTAGTGTTACTTGAATCCACCGCAGGTTCTTCCGCCACCTGTAAACCTTCTAAGAACCACTTAGTAAATTCTTGTACTGTTCTTCCACTTATACTACCTACAGTTACGGTTGATCTCTCATCGTACATTTCCGTATTAGCATAGAAGTTAGACGATAATGCGTTTTGTAATCTTTCAACAGGTTTAGCCAATCCTTGACCTCCAATAAAGTTAACTTGTAACGATACGTTGGCTAACATTGGTTGTACACCAATACCTTCTGGATTTAAATCCCAGGTACTATCTTCAAATGTTATACTGATATCTCTAATAATAATTTTAGAGTGGTAAAAATCACCAACTCTTAGTACACAAATTGGTGGTGGTCCGAATGTTGTATTTCTTGCGTTTAAATCCAAAGCCTCAGATAAACCTTTAATTGGTATAGTATCTCCAGGTCTAAGACATTGTTGTAAAAATGTTAAACGTGCGTTTAATCCTTCAGGTGTCATCGAGTGAAACCCTGGGTGAAAATATTTTAATTTTTCTTTTAATGAACCAAAAACAACTGGGTCTTTTTCTTCCAATATTTTAAAATAATAACATTCAGACAATGTCTTCATTATTATTCTCTTCATTGGGTCTATTTGTGGTTTTTTTCTACCTGAAGGTAGTTTCTCTTCTCCGTCAGGAACTAATCTAGTTCTTGGTGGAATAACATCGGGGTTTGGTTTTTGAGGTTCTTGAGGTACAACAGCTTTAGTATAATTGAATTCTACTTTAGATTGTCTACAACCGAAAGCAATTGCACTATTAACTTTTAATGATTTTGATTTAAATTCATTATCACTACAACTTTTATTTTCTTCGTTTGCAACTTTTTCTCCTGCGTTAGTTGCTTTGAATATTAAATTACCTTCTTTATCTGCGAATCCTAAATCTTTAAATGATACAACCCTTTCTAATTTAGTTGCCGTGGTTGGTGAACCTTTTGGTATATTCACCCAATTAGCTTTACTAACGTCACCACCTAACTCTCTAACAATATCTTTAAAAATACTGTGACTTCTTCTTATTGATAATTTATAATTGTAGGTATCATCAGCAACCGCAGAACAAGACGATAACGCAGTAATTGTAATTTCTTGTACTTTACCTTTTGTTATATCTTCTTTTAGTGTTGCAATTTTTGTTTTATATTCGTTATAATTTGTAACACCTTTATCTATTTGTTTTTGTAATAAATCTTTTTGTTCGGTAATCTTTGCCGCGTGAAGTGATGGGTCTATTTTACCATCTGGTGTTCCTATTAATGTTTTTATATCTTTTCTCGCATTATCCGCAGGTCCTGTTGTTCCATTAAACGCTAAAGGTAATAATGTATTTAAAGTTTCCTCTAATTCTGCCTTAGCTTTATCTTTATATGTACCACCTGATTGACCAATTGATTGATTGTATAATGTTGTATAATCCGCAGCTGAAGTATAATCTCCATCACCACTTGGCCTGTCATTTGCAAACAATAATGAAGTTTTTAATTTAACCCCTTCAATTTTAGTTGGTTCAGTCTTAGGTGTTTCAGTTGGTATAGGATCGGATTCAACTCTAAATTTTTTAATTGATATTGGATCAGATCCACCTTCAAGATATTCTTTTATTTTTTTAGCGTCGTCCGAGGTAATTGTTGTGTATCTTTTAATTAAATCATAAAAATCAATTTCTTCACAACCAGCGAAAAATGCATTAATGTAGTTATCAGAATCTTCATCTGACATTCCTTCAAAATGTTCTCTAACTAATAAGTTTAAGATACTTGGGTGGTCTACAACAACTTTAAATGATATTTGACCACTTCTTGATGTATTTTGATATGTGTAAATTGGTTCTGGTCTTCCTAAAAAACTATTTTCTTCCCATTTAGCACTATTTTGTTCTGATACCTTTAAATCATATGGTGGGAACCACATAACTCGACCTCCGTTTGGTCCTCTTTCACAATATGGTAAATCTAAAACTGTAAACCCTGGTAGTGTTGAAGATTTCCAAGCTAAGTTTTCAATTGAAAACATATATTTTTTAGCATAAAACCCTTCACCTCCGTAAAGGTCTTTACCCTTTTCACTTTTGAATATGTTTGTAGATTGGTCAAATGATTTTTTACCATTTGACATTGGTGCGATGTTTAAATTCCAGGGTGTGGACATTACACTATCATCATATTTTCTAATATTACCCGTTCTTTTCATAGTATCCGAGTAATTCATATATGACCTATCTTTTGTCCATACTCTACAAAATTCAATTCCACTTTCTTCACCAGAATTGTTCTTAATATATTTCACTGCAGATCCTCTTGACATCATAACGTCACCTTCTTTAAAGAAACGACTTGTTTGGTCAATAACATTTGCAACGTGAGATCTTGCTGACCCTCCATTATTTGGTAAGGTATCTAATATTTCTTGGGTATATCCTAATATTGAATCTTCTCTAAAATCAAATTTTGTAGATAAAGTATCTGAGTATGTTGATTGTTCTGTACCCCATTCTTTATTATGTGTACCAATTTTGTTTTTAGAATTTTTACTAATCCAAGTTAAGTTACCTGTAATTTTACCTCCTTGAGATATGTTCTTATCTCTTTGAAATAACTCCGCTTGAACGGGATCAAACATTAAACTCAAATAGTAACTACTTCTAACTTGTCTATCGTTAAAATCCCCCATCGCATATTTGACATCGTCTCCTCTGTCATCACCAATGTAGGCAACTCCTTTAGGTGCTTCAACACCTAATATATTTTTAATTCCTTGAGCAATTTTATCAACAAAACTAAACACTTTCGATGAGTTTTGTGATCTTGCTGTTGTGGTATAATTTGGTGCGTATTTTGAATATGATAAATTATCATATAATACATTCTTTTGACCTTCTCCCAAATATTCAATCATCAAATCTGATGGTTTCCTATCTAATTTTGGTCTTCTTTGTATTCCTATTAATGAACCTAATGCTCCTGTGACATCTTGCCAAACTTTACCTAATTCGGTTTTAGCTTGTGGTCTAACGTTAATTGGGTTTCTTGGGTTACTTAAATAATCTCCAGGTATTTCAGACCAAGGGAATTCTACCCCTGCAACTGTTTGTAAAAAGTCAATCGCTTTACCTGGAAGGGTTTTAGCAACAGTAATTTTATTGTTCGATTCAATTAATGGTTCTCTACCTGTAATTAAATTAATTGCGGTTGCTGTATTACCATTTAACGCATCTAAAATTCTTAATCTACCATTTGTTGCCGCCTCAATATTTCTATTAATTCTTGAAAAAACTGGACCACTTTGGTTCAATCTCATATTCAAAGCGGCAAACTTCATTAACTCTGATTCAGTATCATAATTGTCTGTTGACATAATACTGATAAAGTTATAGTTACCCGAATTGAAATATGGGTATAGTTGTAAATTTGCTCGTCTTGGGAGTGTATCTAATGTCTCTGTGACAAAGTACTCCAACGGTTTGAATATGTTCGTATTTTGGGTCTGTAATAGGTCTGTTGCTCTGTTTTGGTCAACTTCAGGTAAATCTGGGTTAGCCATTTCACTTAGAGTTTGAATTGTATACGAGCTTTGAGTAAACGTTTGAGGACCGTTAGGTCTATTCAACGTTTTACTTAAGATGTAATCTCTAAATCTTTTTGTAGAATCAAAATCTAAGTAGCTTGGCATTATATCGCTTTTCTAATAAATAGAGGTTTATACGAAATATTAAATCTGTAGGGATAGATAATCGTTCGGGTTCATAGGTTCCAAATTATTGTTGATTATAATTTGTTTATTCTTGTCATATTTTGTACTATTTTGGATTTGAAGATATTCGGCCGCGGTCATAGGTTTATCAGTACTAGTCGTTTTATCTTCTTTTGTTGCCGTTTTTGGTTTATTATCAACCTTTAACGCTTCTTGTTTTTTGTTAGAGGCACTACCCTTTAATATTCCCGATAAACCTTGGTTTCTAACTGTCTCCACCATTTCACCCGCTTTGTTTCCTTTTTCACCTTTAAGCGCCCCACTAAGATACTTATTAGCTTCTTTTATGTAACTATCCGCAGTTTCTCCTGGTCCAACCATAGCTTTAGCGAATTGAACTTTTAATATTGTTAAAATTTCATTTGTCTTTAAAACTAAGTTTTGGGTTTCGGTAAATTGATCTCTTGCAACTTCCTCAATACTCATTCCCTCTAATTTCTTCGCGTTTTCTTTTAATATATTTGCTTGTTCTTGTGTTAACTTATCTAACGCAATAGATTGAGCTCCACCAAATTCTTTTGAAATAGATGAAACATCAATTGTCATTGTACCATCTTTCATTCTAGCAAGGTTAGTAATAAATTCTGTTTGTTTGTCATCTAATTTTAAACCTCTACTCATTAATGCCGAAGCCGCTGATGATCTCTCAGCGGCGGCAATTGCCCCTTTCGATAATTCTTGATAACTGATTCCCAATTCGGCAGCCATTGCTTTAGCCCTTCTTAAATTTACACCAGTAATTTCAAATCTACCTTGTTCACTATTATATGTGGATAAAGACCCCGCAGCACCAATTAAAGCATCTTGTAACCCTTCAACATTATTAGTTGCGTCATACATCATCTTAAGTGGGTCACCAAAATCACCAATTGCACCACCTAACACTTGTAAATTAGCGGATAATGATATTGCACCTTCTGGGTCCATAACCTTATCTGCAATGGTAAACACTTCATTCATACTCATTCTGAATTCGGTTGCCTTTTGTACCATTCTAGTTAAACCTTGTATACCGTTTTGAAAACCATATTCATTTAACTTACCAATATTTGCTCGAATTTCATTAACAGTTTTTTTACCGTTTAATCCTAACTCTATCGAACTCTTACCCGCTTGATTAATTGCTTCTAATGATTTTTCTGCTCCAATACCAACTTGTTCAAATGTTGAGAAAACTTTTGACATTTCCGTTAAGTCCCCAACGAAAGCTCTTGATGTTTTGGCGGTATCCGCCACTACGGTTGCGTTTAATGTTGTAAATCTTCCTGTTTCTTCAGCAAGACCAACCATTAAATCACTTACTTGTTGAAAACCATAACCCATTGAAACAACTCCAGGTAATGACGCAACAATTTCTTGTCTATAATTTTTTGATAAATCTCCCGCAACCCCTAATTGGGAATTGATTTGAGCTCTAAGTTCTACTTCTTTTTTTAGAATATCTTCAGCACCCACCATTGCTGCTCCCGCTAAATTTTTAATCAAAGCGGCGGTTCCGTCAATAATTCCACCATTTTTACCAAAGAACTTTTCTAGTGTTTCTACTCCCGCACCTAAGAAAGTTTTTAAATCAGTAATATCAGTACTAGGACCCATAGTTAATTTACTACTGAAGTCTTGTATTCCACCTATACCATTAACTAATTTACCCGCATCGCTATTTGAATTTCCTCCACCACCTCCACCATCATTAGTTTTAGCGTTAGGGTCTATACTAAGATAGAATTGAAATTTATTTCCTAAAGTAGCTCCGTCCGTTTTGCCAAATTTTCTAACGTACACTTTTTCAAACTCGTCGGAACCTTTTCTAGCTGCTTTAGCTAATTCTATATCTGATGCATTCATACATATAAATAGATTAAGTTGTGGTTTCTAATTCAATTAAATAATTGATATAGTACCTCCTTATGTATATTGGCATAGACATAACATCCCCATAGGAAAACCCTCTTTTAACCAAGAATAAAATCTCGTCTAATTGTCCCTTCTTATACTCCGTAGAAAGGGCGAAAAAACTCCACCCCAAAGCCAATTTCTACATTGACAAGTTCTCCTGACGGGGCGGTTACTGATTTTACTAAATCTAAATTTGGTTTATGTTCTTTTACGAATTTTCTGAAGTCTTGAGAATCTTTGATTGGCATCTGTTCAACAAAATTGTGGATGTTCATCAGGTCTCTATTACCAGCGATGGATTTAATCATCATTTCTAACTGTTTGGTAACAATCGGTGCAACACCAATACCGTTCCAACTCTCTTCAATTTTTTCAATTTCTTTAAGTTGTTTTTTAGTTAAAAATTTAAAAGTAATGTCGACATTTGATTTTGGGAAATGGAATTTAAATTCTCCCATTTCATCTGGAGCCAATGTGAAGTCTTTAAATGTTATTTCACTTAAATCCACTACTGCAGTGAATTCTTCATCATTTTTCGGATCTCGTAAATAAAATGTGTATTCTGGACCAAAAGATGTGTTTCTTAAAAATATAAGAATTGCACTTCTATCTTCATCTGATAGTTCGTCTATTGGTAGGTCTTTATCTAATATTTTTCTTTTCAATAACTCCTCAATAACTGTATTGGTTTTAAGTAAGTTTTGAGCGGATAAAATATTCTCATCGGTAGCGGTTAAGTAAGCCACTCGAACCGATTTTTTCTTGTTTGTGTAATGAATACCTTTAGAAGGAAGTTCAACTACATCATATGCGATTGTTGGGTCTATTGCAAATTGTTCCATAGTGTTAATTTACTTAATAACTATGTGAAAGTAAAGATTTAAAATAAAAAACCAACAACCCATTAGACAGATTTACTAATTCGGTTGTTGGTTTAATAATATTATGTAGAAAATGGTATTAGTATACTTGAATACATCTATCCATTCTCAATGTACATTGGATAGTTGCGATTGCATCGTTGTTGTAATCCAAATCACCAAAGTTTAAGTCGGTGATGAATGTACCTTGAAGAATCCATTTTTCAACCACAACTCCTGTTGGGTCTAACATTTCCAATTCAATGTCTTTTTTATATCCAGCAGCATATCCCATTCTACCTGTTACTGATTCTGCGTGTAAACGGAACCATTCCATTAAAGCTTGTGATGCTGAAGGACCAATTGGGTCTTTAAATGTAACTTGAAGAGCTTCCCAAGTAAATCTACCTGCAACGTAAGTTGAAGTGTTTAAGAAAGGAATCTCAACCGAGTTAATTTTAGCACTAGGTCTTTTAGCTGAAGTAACATACCATTCGTTGATACCCAATGATGAAGGGAATCTAACAATGAATCGGTTAACTCTTTTCGGTTCGTAAGGAACCGGCATTTTCATTAGTAAATCTGCCATTTTGTATTTGTTAAGTTTTTAGTTTATCTTTCATATAAATATAAGCCAAATGGAAAATAATCTTTTTTTGGTTTATTATTGTCTTGGGCTTGATTATGTCAATTATTTTTCGTAGTTTTTTACAATACCACTATAAAAAGCTCTAGAATAAATTACTTAATTAATAAAATAATTAAAATATTATTAATAAATACTAGAATATACACTTCCACAGTACTAATATAAGCAAAAAAGTATAATTATTATAAAAAATGGTTCCTTGTGGAACATATACATTTTTAATAGAAAAGGGGTCCCGTAAATGGAACCCCTTTCTGTTTATATCTCCTTTTAGATTAGATATTCTCAAATGAAGCCCCTGTTGGGGTAATTATGAATTCTAAATCAATAAATTCAAGAGAACGAGTAGGTTTAACGTAAATCTTACCTCTCAATGTGTTAGCATCGATATCCTCTGGGTCATTTGAAACCGTTACACGGAATTCATATAAACCTCTTTCCTTTTTAATTGACTCAAGAATTGGGTTAACCAATCTTAAGAATTCGTTTCTAACTTGTTCATCGTTTTGCTCGAACAATAATCTAACCGCTACGGCAGATATTAATTTTCTTGCTCTTAATAGTAATCTTCTTACGTTGATTCTATCTAAAGCTGATTCTCTAACTTGAAGAGTTTTGTTACCCCAAATTATAGTACCAGTATCAGAGAATGTCGCAATTGGGTTAATTCTGTTAGCATATAGGTCATCTCTCTCATCTAAAGTTAATTTCTTAGATGCTTTGATTGCATTTACTAAACCTCTTGAATAACCAGCGACTGCGAACCAAGGGTAAGACACATTATCAGTTAAAGCAATGTTCTTAACAACCTCACCTGTTGGTGGGATGTATAATTGAGTTGCATTATCTGTATCTCTTACTTGAATCCAAGGCCAATATGTTGCTGAGTAGTTTGTATCTAAAGAAACTGTATCAAGATCACCAATAACACCTTCTGTTGTTGGGTTGTTCGGAGCTCCAATAATATATAGAGAATCCGCTCTTTCGTTTTCAACCATATCAATTGCTTGAGTAGTTAAAGAACTGTGATCTGAGAAGTTAATACCTGGAGTCGCAAATACGTTAATATCCACAGCTTCAGGGTTTGAGAAGGTATTAATACCATCTAAGTAAGCGTAATAATCAGAGTTTCCTACTGTATTACTGAATACACCACTATTAGTAGTATAACCACTTACATATGTACTTTTACCAAAAATGTAAGCGTCTCCGTTAGTTCTAACATCTCTATAGATATCCCAACCATCTCTACCACCATATACCGCGAATGTAAATTTACGATATGCACTAGTTTCTAACAATCCTTTATCTGTACCTTCTAAATCATATGGAGTACATTTAAATGATGTCCCAGTTATCGCAGCCGCGTTTGAAGATAAGTGGAATCCAAAAGACTCACCACTTGCGTCCGCTCCTTTGAATTTAAACAAATCTTTATCGAAACCAACTTGAGAAGAAAGACCTAAAGATACTTTTCTTACTTTATCTCCGTTAGACAATACTGGTGTACCATCTGATTCGTAATAAATTACGTCTCCAGCTGCAAGATAATCAGTTTTATAAATTGTACTTCCCAAAGTTGACCCTGAGAACGCGTTGTCAGTTAAGAAACCTTTGAAACCTGCAGGGAAAGCATCTGTTGGGTGATTTGCGTCCATAACTAACATAATGTATTTTGAACGTAATTCAAACTCACCATCAGAAGTACCTATTTTTCTTGCGACGTAACCTGGTAAATCTGGATTCATTGAACATCTTGTGAATTTTTCAATTACTACCATATTGTCATCAGTATCGTTAAAATCTCTTACGATTAAATCAAACTCACCAGAATCAATGTTAATGTTTTGAATCATTATTTTAACTTGGAAGTTAGCGGCTTCACCGTCAGAAATTGTCTGAACTTGGAATAAATCCGTAACTTTACCACCACGAACCTCAGATACAACCATTGGAGAAATTGTGGTATCCCATTGATGTAAGAAATTCGTTCCGTCAAGATTATAATCGATTGTTGAACTAACACCTCTTACTAATCCTTTCTCGTAAGCGTGTTTTAATAATTTTGGATATACCTCGTGAACATAAACCGCGTAATCTTCAGTTGATTTATCAAACACGTCACTTCCTAATACTTTTGTAATGTATTTTGAAGATGTTGTATCTAATGAACAAGTGAATGATTTAGTTCCACTATTTAATCCTGCGGTTGTTATTGTAAATTCTGAGAATACATTTTTAGCCAAGGTACCAACACTTGAAATTGTAACACCAGTGTTTGCTGTTACTTCGTGTGTTAATGTTTGACCAACGTATTTACCTCTTGACCTTAAAGCGGCCACTACTATATTATCATAGTCAGTATTTAAAGTTGCTGTCCATATAAATTTAGTTCCAGTAAAAGCTGTACCATTCCAAACAAAAAGATATGAATAAACACTGTTTATAGTTGCTCCATCGTTGTAAAATACGTTGAACCATTCTTTATTGTTATATGAATTGGCTCTATTTGTACCATTTAATGGAGAAGAAACCTCAGTACCACTTAATCCAGAAACACTTGAACTTGGAACAAGACCGATAACAAACCATTGTCCTGTTTGTCCTGTACCAAATCCAGCGAAATTATCTGTGATATAACTTGTTATTGTTGTACCATCCACAGATGTTTTAGTGGAAAGTTCAGTATAAACTGTACTTCCTGTAATACCTGTTACGGTTGGAGTTAATGTGAACCCAGTAGAAGTAGGAGTTTGACTCTTATTTACTGTGATACCACCTAATGTCTTAATACCGAATGTTTTGAAAGGTTTGTATCCTGTAAGACCCAATACTCTTGTTACGAATAATTGGTTTGACTCTTGCAAGTACGACTTAGCTACATACGGTAATTCATATTTCGGGTTACCAACACCGTCTTTTGAAGGTGAAGTTGGTCCAAAATATGTTTTGAATTCGTCGAAACTACTTATTAGAACTGGTTCGAAGGCTGGACCCTTTAAGGTTTCACCGACTAAACCAAGAGTTGTTACCCCGACGCTTTGAGCTACGAATGTTAGATCTTTCTCTGATGTGTAGACACCTGGAGAAACAAATACTCTGTTTGAATTTGCCATCGATTAATGTTTGGTTAATATTTTTATTACTTATTCTATAAATATCTTTGTTTTTAGCAAAGATTTCCGTACTTTCTTTAAAAAGATAGTTATTTATCTTAATATATCTTTTAATATCTTATACTATGGAAAACACTCAGAAAAACGTTAAAATAGGTGATAAACACCACGAAATGTTAAAAACTTATTGTGATAAGAATGGTCTTAAAATCTATAAAGTGTTAGAAAAATGGATTGAGGATTATTGTAAACCGAAAAAGAAAGATATCTATGGTGACGATTAATACAAATAAGTAATACCAATTACTGACCCTAATACTGGTGTTCCCTGTAATGTAATTTCGTTCGATTCTGTAATTTCAAAACCAACACCCTCATCTTCAACAAGACCGTTGATATCTAAAGTCACAACACTATCAATAGTATTTTGTACTGTAAACGATATGGTTGTTCCATTGTAAGTAAAATATTCGGTGGTAACTTGAATTGGTTTACCGTACGAATCAATGAATACACTATTTCTACCCTTATAATATGTAACAGTCACACTTGACCCTTCTAGTGGAGGACTTACGAAAGTAATTTTAGATGTTCCTGGAATATGGAAATAGTCAACATCTCTTTCCTGAAGAAGACCGTTAATTGTAACATTAAACAACATACCAATACTTTCACCAACACTAAATGCAGTCTGCATACCATCAGCGGTAAATGTTGCAACGGTTATATCAATTGTTTTGTTAATGTATTTCTTCTGATACCCTTTTGATTGGATGAATTCATTCATAAGGAACATTCTACTCACTGCGGGTTTAACCTCAAACTCCTCACTATCAATAAGGAACCCTAACATTGTGAACTTATAATTTTGGATGTAGAATCTACGACCATCAACTGAGTCCATCGGAGTATTATCATCGATAGAATCGAGTACAATGGGTATATAATGACCTTTTACGGTTGTATATGATTGTCTAGCTGAGAATTTTTGTAGAACAATCTTATTAAAACGATTTAAGTCTCTAAATTTTGTACAAACTATTGTAACCTCAAAACTAATGTCGATTGCCACAGGTTGAGGCATCTTATATACATCCGCACCCATTTGAGACCCGTTCCAAGTTGGAACCGTTGCATAATGGAAAGATTGTCTATCAGGTATTGTTCTTTGAATTGATGGGTTTGTTCCTGGTTGAACGTCTGGTTTTCTAATAACTGCAATAAACGGTAACTTCATATTACCATCATCATCTGAGAACTGCCAATTATTTGTAAATTCACCCCATCTTTGGATTGTTAATATTTTTGGTATAATTGGGATGGCCGAACCATCCGATACCACTTTGAAATGGGTCTTTATGAAATCTAACATTCCACCATCCAAATCATCGTGTAATATTGAATCGGGCATATATGAATCAGACTTGGTTATTCTATCTAATAACTCTTGTCTTCTATCCATAACCTGTTTACCTTGGTAAATTTCTTTACCTCCATAAACATCAATATTGTTTTTTCTTTTAGGTATTCCCATTTTATACTCCTCTAAATTCTACTTCCTGTGCCGGAACACAAGTTATTGTTCTATAATGTGGTTTGTAACCAAACATTTTATGTTTATTGTCCGAAGTAACCTTACCGTCATTTGTGACAGTGTAGAATCTTATTTTCTCTTCAGAATCCGCATAACCAACATAATCACCATATCTTATATCTATCTTTAATTCCTCCAAATGACTGATATAAACCGATAATGTTAAATTACCAGGTTCGGCGTATCTTATTAACCCTGTTTTGTATGAGTTATTTTTTGGTTCGTCAATTTTGACTAAAGCATTAAACTCAACAGGGGGAAAATATTTTATTTCGTCCTTACCCACTTCAGCGTAAACCGAATCAATGTCTGTGTTTGCTCTATCTACACGATAAAGTACTAATTTCATATTCAAATCTCCGTGAAGATACTCTTGACCCATTTGAATATTGATGTCAAAATCATCTTTTGAGAAGAATTTTCCTAATCTTGTAATTGGTAGTTTATTATCCATATCCTCTATAAATAGTTTAATCTTCCATTCTATTTATGTATATTCTACAATATATGGAAAGTATTAATATTCCTGAGATAGAGGCTAGAAATGTTTTATCGTCTTATGATGGTTCGAACAACCAACTATTGGAATGGAAACGTAAATTTAAGGACGTTAAAAATTTTAAATTAACAAGACCTCAGGCTGAATATGTTATAAAATATAAAGAAACAACTCCAAAGGTTGCAAGAAAATATATTAATATCGTTTCAACTTTTGGTGAAAAACTACAAGAAGATAAACTATTAACAACCGCACCCGAATCAATTTGGTGTGAGAAATTATTATGTGAATCAGATAAGGCGTTTCACATTTGGGGTAAAATTCTGAATCACGAACAAATGTCATCCTTTTGGTTACCAAAGGCTGCCGTGGTTCAAGAAGAGAAAAAATTGGATAGGGTGATTGATTATAGTAAGTACGACTCAAGACCTCCAATGGATCACCAAAAAATTGCAGTTGAAAAGTTATTAGCAAATAACAAATTCATATTGGCGGATGATATGGGTCTTGGTAAAACAACATCCGCAGTAATCGCGTCGTTAGAAAGTAAAGCAAGAAAAATACTTATAGTGTGTCCCGCATCTTTAAAAATAAATTGGGAGAGGGAAATAAGAAACTATTCAAATAGAAAAGTTTTAATTGTCGAAGGACGTAAATGGGGATCAACGTATGACTACTATATTATTAATTATGATATTATTAAGAACTACCACACCACAGACAAGAGTGAGGATAGTGACGATTATAAATTATTGGTTAATGCCAATTTTGACTTGGCAATCGTAGATGAAGCACATTATATCTCTAACGCTACCGCAAATAGAACTCGACTATTAAATGATGTTCTTGAAACTATACCCAAAGTATGGTTATTAACAGGAACACCAATGACCTCAAGACCTATTAACTATTTTAATCTATTAAAGATTGTTGAATCACCATTAACATTAAATTGGCAATCATATGTTCGTAGATACTGTAAAGGATATCAATTCAACGTTGGTAATCGTAGAGTATGGAACACGAGTGGAGCATCTAATTTAGATGAACTTCGTGAACGAACGAAAAATCTTGTTTTACGTAGAATGAAAACAGATATTCTTGATTTACCTGAAAAAATTGTAACACCAGTGTTTGTTGAATTAACAAGCAAGATGTATGATGAGGAATTAGAAGAGTTTACACGTATTAGTACCGACAAAAAGGATAACGAAACTATAAGTGTAACACTTAATCGTTTGATGAAGATTAGACAACTCATTGCGTATGAAAAGATTCCTTATACTTGTGAACTAATTGATAAATGTTTAGAACAAGGTAAGAAGGTAATCGTTTTTACCAACTTTACAATGAGTCTTGATATGATTCACGAGAAATATAAAAAGAACTCCGTTACTCTTGATGGTCGTATGAATAAAGATAAGAGACAAGAGAACGTTGATAGGTTTCAAACTGATGATAAAATAAAAGTGTTTATTGGTAACATTAAAGCTGCGGGTGTTGGTATTACATTAACCGCCGCTGAGGTTGTTATTATGAATGACTTATCATTTGTTCCTGCAGACCACTCTCAAGGAGAAGATAGGGCTTATAGATATGGACAAAAAAATAGTGTTCTCGTATACTATCCTGTATTTGAGAACACCGTTGAAAAAATTATCTATAATATCTTACAAAAGAAGAAAAATATTATTGACCAAGTAATGGGAGATGGAGAATATTCCGAATCGTTTAGTAAAGATTTACTTAAACATCTCTTTTAATTTATCTAACATTTCTATTGAATCCTTTTCTAATGAATTATCTTCATAGTCACTGAAATTGATAGTTAATGTTTTATTTTCTTCATCTAACTTAATGTAGTTTGACTCTTCTTCTTTTTTAATTTGAAATTGGATGTTATTCTCACCACAAATTTTCATTAAGTCGGTTAAGTTTTCGGGCATTGGCATATTTTCTTGTATTTTAAATTTTATATCATCAACAGGGACAATAATACTTTTATCTTTCCTACCTATTTGGTCTGTATTTTTAAACATAATAAACGAAGATGGCTTATCACCATACTTTGTTTGTGTGTAGATATAGTGGTCACATCTATCGTATTTTAAATCATTAGTGGAACCATTTATATAATACTTCCCACCGTAATTTTTATCTGTATATCTACCACCTTTTACTTGAATCCTAATTATTGAATCATCCTCTAAAGTTGCTTCAATATCAATACCATCCATATCATCTTTATCACCAGTCTTAAACCCAAATTTAATATTTTTAATATTAGGATAGAATTTCTTAAGATAAATAACGGCAATTATAACTGATATATTACCTCTCTGCCAAGATTGGTTTAATAACCCATAAATTAAATCGTAATATTTGTTTGTAATTTTTTTTGTAAAATATAGGTCGAAATTACCAATTATGAAATTCCATAATACAATTACATTCTCTCTATGATATTGAGGATTACCAAACTCCACAAAAATATTTGGATTGTCTTTTATACATTCCTCATAAAAGAATTTACACAAATTTGGGTGCGTGTTAATTCTATTTGCATCATCCCAATCCCCGTCCTCCGTTAAAATTCCTTCTTTTTCTCTAGATTGACACCACCCCCACTTTCCTATTTTACGGTATTCCATTTCAAAATTACGTTGAGCCTCATTGAAATAAAACCCCTTAAAACCATCCCAACCTTCGTCAAACAAGGACTTAAAATCGTTATATTTTAATTTTTTGTCCATATTATTGTACATTTTCTTTTGAAATATAAACTATTTATATGAATAAATCAAACAATGAGCGCAACAATTATTTCACAACCGGAGAAGGAAAAATTATATACTCAGGTATTCCATTTGTTGGGTATGCCTGTTAGAGGTATCGAACTTACAGAGGAACAAATGGACACATTTATCGAATTATCATTATCTGAATACGAACAATATGTAAGTGATTGGTTAATTGAGTCACAATGGTCAGCTTTAGCGGGTCTAGACGTAGATACTCAATCATTAACAAGAGCGTTTACAACTAGAAGTTTAGATTACGAAACTCAATACTCACATTCATATTCTAAAATTGTAGGATTACAAGCTGGTGGGGATTCTGAACTTAAAAAGGATTACATTGAACTTGTTGACGGTCAACAAATGTATTCAATTCCAGCGGGTAGAGAAATAAATGAACTTTTATGGTTTTCTCGTTCAGAATTATCTGATTCTATCATCGACCCGTTCTTAGGTGGTTTTGGTGGATTAGGAGGTATCGCAGGATCTGGTGGTTTCGCTCAAATGGCCAACGGAGGTTCATATTTTATGATGCCAGCGTTTGACTTGTTATTGAGAATGCAAGATAGAAGTATCAAAAACCGATTAATTGGTGGTGACTTAACATACAGAATCACTGCAGGTCCAGACGGAACAAAAATTATTCACTTATATAACGTACCAGGAGGTAGATTTGATTTCTCAAATGTTAAACGTAATTATAACGTTTGGTATTGGTATTATGACACTATGGACAGAGACACTTGTTTAGATAAAAACAAAGATGTTGTAAAATTACCATCAGACGTTGAAACCGAACAACTTACTTGGGACGCATTAAACAAACCCGCACAAAACTGGGTTAGAAAATATTTGATAGCATTTGCTAAAGAAGGTTTAGCAAGAATTTGGGGTAAATTCTCGGGTGACTTACAAGTTCCTGATAGTTCAGTTAAATTGGACTACTCATCATTATTAACCGAAGCCAAAGATGAAAAATCTAAATTGGTTGAAGAACTTATGGCCAGATTAGAAAGACTCCGCCCCGAAAAAATCCTAGAAAGGAAAGGTAACGAAGCGGAGAATCTTAATAAGTCTTTGAAATACAGACCAATGGTATCACCATTTAATGTAATCTAAATTTCAATTGCGTGTAGAGCGAAATCGTTGGTATTTGATAAAATGATTTCGTCTTCATTACTTTTAATACTTTGAGCTTGGTTTTTAAGAACCTTACGATTATGGTCAACCCAATATTGGTCAACTAATTGTAAACTATCTTCCACATACATAAAATACGGATCACGACCAACTCTATTCCAAAAGATAACTTCCCCTTCAGATAAAGTCATTACTTCATCAAACTTATCCTGACCATCTTCTTTAAGTGGAAAACCGTTTACTAACTCACATTGTAATTTAGTAAAGTATTGACGATCTATTGGGTCTTCAATTAAAATATCCTCACGAATTGAAGGGTTAAAGGCAACCAATAATGGTTCCACTCTTTTATTAAAGTTTGTTAAATAACGAGGAACATTATAGTCCCCTCTTAAATCGGGATTATCTACAATATCTTTTTCTGGAATCATATAACAGTTAACTTGAACATAATCACTTGGCATTGATTCACCGTGCTTATCAATATACTCCTGTTGTTGTTTCTTAGTTGGTTTATTAATTTTAGTTACATCACCAGATGATTTTTTATCACCATTATTAATGTAATAAATTGTATCACCTAAACCTGCGGAGTGGTTATTTTGTAATATCAACTCCATATGTGCTTGACGTGACATTAATGAACCCGCCTTTGTTGTCTTTTGTATGTGTTTTTTATAATCGTTAATAGATTGTTTAACACGAGCCTTGTTTGCTATTTTTGATAATGGAATTTCTTTATTATAAATCTTTTCCACATAATCATAATACAATTCTACGAACGACAATCCATCACCATTTAACAAATATTTTAATCCTTCATCTAAGAATTCTACAACATATGTTTGTAGTTTTTTAGATTTAATTGTGTTACCTGTTAATTTAATTTTCTCTTTACCCTTCTTAATCAACTTAATAATATAATTCTTACGAGATACGTTGATACAAGCAGGTGCTGTGTAATCAATATCTAATCCCATTTCATTTCTCATAAAGATATCATTGAATTCAGCGGTGTCAGCTTCAATTCCGTGATATTCTTTACCTTCAATTACTAATTCATTTAAACCTTTACCAATATAAACAGAATCTTTAGCGGTTTCAGGCGTTTCAAAGTTAACACCATCCGTATCCATTACAAGAGGTTTATATCCTTTTTTCATATAGAACATAATCATCATTCTTAAACACTGACGACCAATACAGGTAATGGTTTCACCTGAATTCATTTCACCCCAAGGGAATACGTGAGGTGCGGATAAACTACCGAAATATGCATTAATAAAAATCTTAATTGGTAATTGTTTACGGTCATACATTTCCGATAATATAGGATCACTGTCTTTTAATTCACCAGCGAGAAGTTTATATTTAATACGAATATTACGGAAATATTTTAACATTGATTTTTGTACCCCCATAATATCACAATCAGGGAATACATCATATACAAGTTGAATAGATGGATAAAGTGACGAGTAGTCAAACTTAACAATGTTCCTTGCGTATCCTACATTTAATAAACGAGATAATCCTCCCGTAAATGCACGTTTCTCATCTTTAGATGGAATGGCTAATTTATTTTCATATGACCACGCTAACATTATTAATTTCCATAATGTTGCAGTACCCATTGTTGCTGCTCTTTCATATGTCGTTGGTACTAATTTAGAAAGTAAGAACGTTGATTGAGAGAAACTATCATCTACGACCATAGTTTCATACAAGTCATCATCGAGATATTGTTCTACAATTTTTCTTCCCGTCCATATTTCAAACTTACCTGGATATTTTTCCAATAAACCATCAGTACCGGGTTCCCCAATTTGTTTATATCCACCTGTCTTTGGATTAACATAGTAACTCTCATTCTCTAAATAAATTTTAGAAATTTTACCACCATCCACATAGATACGATTTTCTTTTTCTTTCTCTAAGTAAGTGGTGATGTATTTCAATCCCCAAGATTTAATTTCAGAATTAATTGCCTGAGCTCTACGTACTGCGTGTGCAATGTCAATAATATTGAACCCCCATATAACGTGTTGTTTATATGTTTCTATTTCGTTAGCTAATTTCAACATACCCTCTTTCTCTTTCATCCCTTGTTTAGTGAATATCTGAGTGAGTCCATTGACATCAACACCAAGTATTTCAGCTCTTTTTAATATAAAGGGCCAGTCAAAAAACGCTGAGTTATATCCACTAACGATTGTTGGTTTTAAATCTTTAATATATTTGAAAAATCTTTCAATACAATTCTTTTCACCGTCTTCACCAAATGCCGCAATTGTTTCATTTAAACCACGATTATCTTTAACCCCGATTAATATGATAACACAAGTTTCAGGGTCAAGACCAGTGGTCTCAATATCAAATACAAATCTATTAACACCACTATATTCATCAATACCTTTAAATAATCTTTTCTTTGTTTGAACAAGGTATTGTTCTACCGGAGTTAAAATTATAAAATTCTGTCTAGTTGTTTCACCCCAAGGATCAAGTCCACCCTCTTTAAAGAAAGAAACTAAACTCGTATAACTTTTTAGACTCTTAACCAAATACTTTAATCCATTCTCAAGTCTGACATTATCGCCGGTCTCTAATTTTTCAATAAGAATACCGTGTTTAGTCATTGCCTTCTTTTGATCGGTCTTGGAGTCATTGTAAAATCCCAACCCAATCAAGTCACCTACCCATAAAAATGGTGTAAAACTATCAGGTTTAACAATTTTACCCAATTCAGGGTCTTGAATAATTTTGTAGATTTTGTTGGTTGGATAATCATACTCGACACCAACAATGAATTCTTCGGGGTCTGCCCCGTTCAGGAAACTCTCGATGATTTCCTGTGAGATAACTTCTTTCATTATTTTATATTTTGTGACGTATTATCTTGTGAAGAATTCACAATTTGTCTTGTTCAATACAAATATAACAAAAAAAGGTTAGTTTATCAAATTACGTTGATAAATAATTTTTCGGAAATTGGGGTAATTAACTTTGTTGTTGGGTTACTATTGGTATCTAAGAATTGTACACTAATAATTCCCTCGAAACGACCTTTAACTGACGTACCCTCTTCTGTAAAACGATAGGTAATGTAGTATTCGTCAGTTGTTTGGTCATACTTTTTGGTCCTTGTTGTTAATATACAAGAACCGTTTAAAATATGATATTCTTCCGTTGTAACATCAAACATTTCAAATGTAATGTCTGAATTCTCTAGCATATCATTAAAGGACGACTTGTCGTTTTTACCGTCATCAATCAATCTCATTTTAAGGATTGGTTCTGTTGCTCCTTGTCTTATAAAAAATTCCATATGTTATAAATAGTTTAAACTTATATAGGTGTCGGTGTAGGCGTTATAGTTGGTGTACTAGTCGGTAAAGGTGTTGGTGTATTAGTGGAAGTGGTGGTTGATGTAGGAGTTGGTGTTGGGGTACTAGTTGCTATTGGTGTAGGTGTTGGTGTAATAGTCATACCTGAAACATTATCATAACACACATCTCCACATATTGAAAAATCATAGTTATTTAATCTCATTAAAAAATTATGTCTAACGTGAACAAAATCTAACGGTTCCTCATAATATTTTATTGATTTCATATTAAAACAACAAACACCATTGTGAATGTTATTCATTAATCCTGTTCCCCCACCCCAAGATTGTATAAACGGTTGAACCCCTCTTTCAGATGGTATAACCTCCTCCCAATTTTCTAATTTGTAAATTGGTCGTCCATTAATGTATATTTTTAATATCCCCAACCTTCTTTGTTGTTCGTCTGCCCATTGTTTGGATAATACTTCATTTTCATCCCAAATCGCTAGTTGAGTTGACGTAACCGCAGTATAAACAATATCTTGATATGGGTTAATTCTATAACCTATCATATCATTCCAACCACCATCATTCTCTAAATTACAATCGGTATATCTTTTATAACGGTCAAAAACAATTGTAACATTAAAGTCTTTTACGGGGTCTATTGTACATAATTGAGGTGTTTGTCCACTAGCAACGTAAAAACTTTCTTGGTATGTACTAGTTCCACAATAACCAGAATAGTGATGTGCAACCCATTTAATTCTTCTATCTGAGGTAAACTGAAAAGAAAGATTGTTATCGGCGTAGTCATATGTATCGTTTTCACCTCTTACTCCAATATAGTAAAATGTACTACCCGCACTCCAAGGAAGATTATTTCTATTAAAGATAAAATCCAAAGTCCAACCTTTTTCTGTTCTTCTTTTTAATATTGGAGAACAATTGTCGGTTCCTAAACCTTCATTAAATTTAAATGCCCAAGGTTTTGTACCAATTCTTGGCGATTGAGGACAACAAGCTAATGGATTGATAATATTTTTTCTACAATTATAAACGTTTGTTGTAAATCCAGAAATAAGTTGAGATTCAGTATATCCCGTTAAAATAGAGGACGTTATCCCAGTTTGATTATATCCTAAAATTTTAAAATAATGGGTTTCATTATTAATAAGTGTAAATTTAAATATATTATTGTCTAAAATTGTATAAGTAAATCCCGTTCCAAAACGTGATACAAAATTATTATATGGCAATGTCATTGATAATCCAGAATATATGTAAGAACTTAATAAATCACTTACATTATCCTCAATAAGTCGAATTGTTGACTTTACGCAGTCAAAATTAGTCAAGTTGGTGTTAATTGTTAGACCCGTATATGTTATAGGGGTGGTTAAATCTAAGACATCTTTGTTATAGTCGTCATCCAATTTGGTCATTTCGTAGTCGTAATACTCCGAACTATCCAACCTAACGTCTAACTTTGTACCATAAAAATTTAAAATATTTTGAGTATTCATACGTTTATAAATATCTTTCATAAGATTTGATATTTATATAAAAAGTGTATTTAGATGAATAATTTTATAAAACAGGTAATTGAAGAGAAATTTGCTTCAAAAGCACAACAAAGATTCTTCTTTGCTAAGGCTAATGAGAAGGATAAACCTAAGAAAGAAAAGAAGAAATGGGGTAAATGGGCTAAAGAATTCTCTGACGACACGGATTATGATAAAATACCTAATAAGGTAGAAAAAAAGGAAGTTGAGACCGAAGTTGATGAAATAGTTGACGCAAAAGGAAACATTCAAAGAAGTAAGAAAAATCCAGTTGGGGCTGCTAAGGGAATAACTCAAAAGAAAACAACTGATCAGGTGGCGAAAACAGGTACGGGTCAAATGGGTTCGTTTGGTGGTGCAGGTGCTCAACCATATAGAAGATATTGGGGTGAATCAGATATGAGTAAAGCTCTTGGGTATGAAAAAACTTTAGGACAAGACGCCGACTTAGAAGATGCTGAGGAATATTTTGAAAAAGAATTAGGAATGGATGGTAGTGAGGCTGAAGATAGATTAAGTGCTATTGGATACGACCCAAAACTTCCAGAAGATAAAGTTAGGTTAGTTGAAAATCCAAAAAAATTCATTGAGGAATATATTGAATCTTTAATGGGTAAAAAATCCAATGAGAATGATATTGTGACAAATGATGTCAAAGAAATTAGTCCAATCGTAAAAAAACAAATTAAATCATTAAAAAATACAATGGATAGTCACAACTTATCTATTGAGGATTTAATCAAACATCTTAAAGATAATGAATAAAGAATTAAAAGGTAGAATTTTTGATGTACCACAAAATATCTTAGATAAGATTAATCACACAATAGTTAGTCTTAATGGAGAACACGCACGTGGTATTGATAGAGCTAAAAAAATTCTTAATGACAAAAAAGTAAAATACGGTCAATTAAAGTCAATAATTCACGACCTTAAGACTATAGATAAAGTTCAAGATAAATTAAAATACGACTTATGTGGTGGTGATTTAATGGAAAAATGGGCAAACCAACATTTACAAGGTGAAAGAGATTTAGTAAGTAACATTAAAGATGGTAGAAAACGTGCTGACGATATTTCGTCAATGACGGGAGAGAGAAGAAATAGTCACTTAAAAAAACACACTAAAAAGGCAGGATGGTTACCACCAACTAACCTTATTAAAAGTAATTCACATAAAAACTCAATATCATCAATCAAATTAACGGGATTATTTGAGGAAGTTGAAAGAATTAAAAAATTAATGGAATAATATGGCAACACAATTAGAAACACTATCCGAAAAATTTAGAAAAGATTTATTAACTAGAAATTCGTATAACGATAATGGTCAATATAGTTCTAACCATAAGAATGCGATGTCTGATGGAGATGAAAAGGGTAAAGGTGAAAATAGTAATAATATTGGTTCGTCAATCGATATTCAAAATAGGATAACTAATTTAGGTAGAAATATCTATACAGATAATAATACATATAACTCAAACAATCCCAACGCATTATCTGATGGTGATGAAAAAGGTAAGGGAGAAAGTGGTAATAGTGTCGGATCATCTGTGGATATACAAAATAGATTGGAATTATTAGGTAGAAACCAATATAAAGATAATAACGGTTACGGTATTAATAATCTTAATGCATTATCAAACGGTGATGAAAAAGGTAAGGGAGAGTACAATAACAGTGTGGGTTCATCTGTAGATATACAAAATAGAATAGATAACACAGCAAGGAATATTTACAATAAGGATAACGGTTATTCAAGTGTACACGTGAATGCGTTATCTAACGGTGACGATAAAGGAAAAGGTGAAAATTCTAATAATGTTGGTTCATTAACTGATATTAACGCTAGAATAGAAACCGCGGCGAGAAACAAATACGGATTGACAAAAACATATCCAGATTTTTAATATGGAGTTAAATAAAATATTCTCTAAAATTATAGGAGAACAAGAGGTTCCAAAGGGTAAAAAATCAAATACCTTGGTAAGTGCTATTACCAATAGGAATCCTATTACATTTTATTATACGGGACCAAAAGAACCAGGTAAGGATAGTGTTAAGTCTGGTGTTAGGGTAAGAGCTGAGGCGGTTGCAATGGGATTAAGTAAGGGTGGGAATGTTATTATTAGAGCTTATGTTCAACCACCTTCAGTATCAAAAAAAGGTTATAGTAAAACAAATTGGAGAACGTATCGTGTTGATAGAATGAGTAATTTAAAAATTCAACAAGACGAGACTTTTGACGTTACAAGACCTGGTTACAAACAAGGTGCAGAATCGGACAAAGGTCCAATGATTACAACTTATGTTACAACAAATTGGACTGAAACTCCTGAAGTTAAAAAACAAGAAACTCCACCTCCATCGGCAACCCCACAACCCAAACCAACAGTTAAACCATCTAAGGAACCATTACCACAACCTAAGACAGATGAAAAACCATCTGCAGTACCTCAAGAACAACCTAAAGATTTTTCAGGTGAAGTTTTCAATAAACTACAGGGTAATGCTAAAGATGTTAATGGTGAGAAAGTTGTTACCACCCAAGATTTTGAAAATGCTAGCACTGAGTTATATAAAATGAAAGAGAAAGAGTGGATTGATTCTCAAAAACAAATTGGTAAAAACGTTAACGCTGGTGAAGGTACAAGAAGAAGATTTGAAATGTCTTCTAAATCAGATTTATCAAATTTATTATCTAAAAACAATATTAAAGTTTCAGATGAAGTAAACAACGATGTGGAAGACACAACAGATTTACAAGAATCAATAAAAAGAATTAAAACTTTAATGTTCGGGTAATTTTAATTATCATTATATAAAATACTTATTATTATGTCAGGTCAAGGAGTAATATCACAAAACGATTTAATGTCAAGATTAGTAAACGCTAAGAAAGTGATGAATAAAGTGGACGGTGGAAATTTTGAAAGAGGTCACATAAATGAAGCTATGTTATTATCTGACCCAGAAGAGCTTATGAAAAATCAAAATATTTCTCCAGCAAAAAGAGAAGCTCAAGGTTCTCCATCTATCGATAAAATTAACAACTCAAAACTACCTGATGCAATTAAACGAGCAATGATTGAAAATCCAATATCTCAAATATCTTTAAATGATACCTTAGATATGGATTTTATCAAAGGGGCTAAAAGATTAATGGAACAAGAAGGTGTATCAACTAGACCGTCTGCTCAACCAAAACAAACTATTGTCAATAACAATATAGATATGAACGCGATTGCGGTTCTTATCGAAAACACGGTTCGTAAGGTTATGGATGAGAAACTAAATCAAATCCTAACCGCTTCTACAACCTCATCAATTAATGAAAACCTAGTACTCAAAGTAGGTGATTCAATCTTCAAAGGTAAAATTACTGGAGTAAATAAAGCGAAGTAACGTTTTGTTTTATCGATTTTTTTGTTTATTATTTAGACATATAACTTAATGTAAATGTCAAAAATAAGAATCTTAGCAATCCCATCTGACCAACACGGTGTTGGGAAATTTAGAATATTAGACCCATACAAATATCTAGCGGAAAATCATTCTGATGATCTTCACGTGGATATCGCGTTTAATGTTGAAAATAACGATGAAGCGTTTCTAAATTATGATGTAGTTGTTCTACATAGTTTCATCCATCAATTACCTCACGAAGATAACGTAAAGAGAATCAACTGGTTAAAATCAAAAGGGATTAAGGTTGTTGTTGACATTGATGACTTGTGGGCTGTAGATCAAAGACATCCAATGTATCATCAAATTAAAGGACAAAAAATCGCTGAGAAAAAAGTAGAACTTTTAAAATTAGCTGATTACGTAACCACAACAACTCCAATATTTGCACAAACTATTAAAAATAGACTTGGTGTAAAGAATGTTGAAATATTTCCTAACGCAGTAAATCCAGATGAACCTCAGTTTCAATCCAACCCAACTAAATCAGATAAAGTTCGTTTTGGATGGTTAGGTGGGTCATCTCATCTACACGACATCGAATTAATGTCATCAGGCATCGCATCTATTCATAGTTCATTTAAAGACAAATCACAATTCGTATTATGTGGTTTTGATTTAAGAGGTACCGTTACAGAAATGACTCCAGATGGTCAATCTAAAAAACGTAACATATTACCCTACGAAACAATATGGTTCCGTTATGAAAGTATTTTTACTGAAAAATATAAAGCTATTGATGAAGAATATAGAAATTATTTATTAAAATTTTCCGATATTCCATATGATGATTCGAATAAACCATACATTAGAAAATGGACACAAGAAATTAACAAATATGCTAACAACTATAATTCTTTTGATGTATCTTTAGCTCCGTTAGTTGACACTGAATTTAATTCAAATAAATCACAGTTAAAAGTAATTGAAGCAGGATTCCATAAGAAAGCGTTAATTGCAAGTGATGTTAAACCTTACACGTTAGATTTAATATCGGCAATTGATAGTGGCTCAAGTGAATTCAACAGTAAAGGAAATGCGTTAGTAATACCTCCATCTAAGAATCATAAATTATGGGCGAAATATATGAAGAAACTTATTGACAATCCAAATATGATTGAGGATTTAGGTAATAAACTTTATGAAACAGTTAAAGACAAATATTCATTAAAGAATGTATCGAAAGATAGAGTTCAATTTTTTAAATCAATTATAAACAAGTAAATAAAAACAACTATGCATTATCTAGTAACTATCGGTTATGAAACCGAACAAATGGACAGAGAAGGAAACGCTCGTGTTAAGAAGTACAAGTACATTATCGAAGCTGAATCAGTAGAAGAAGCAACAATTGTGGCATCTAAGTACAGATCAGGTGATACTCGCTCAAGTGAAAGTATTTCCGTAGCCAAAATGGCAATCGAATGTGTAATCGATAATAAAAACACACCAGAATACTACAAATAATATTAAACCAAAACACCAACTGAATTATGGAATTCTATAGTAGAGAAATACAAATTATGCGTCAATCACAAAGTAAAATGGCGCTAGAGTACATTACATCAGTAGGTGTTTTGGTTACTGTTGAAGAGTTAACAAGAATAACAGATTTATTTGTAGAAATTTGTTTAAGACCTCAAGATGATGACCTTAAAAAAAGAATTAAGGCATTAGATAAATGGATAATAGAAAAGAAAACCAATTCATAATGGAAAAGGGAGATTTAGAAGATTACATAAGTAAATTAAAGGATTTAGAAAAAGAAATGTCCGATGAGGATGGAGAAGACCTATCTTTTATTGGTGAATTAGATTCACTACTAAAACAATTAACAACAGACGTACAAGACAATTACGCCGCGGCAGGATTTACCACCGATGTTAAAATTAAAAAATTAAACCCGAACGCAATCATTCCAACATATTCTAAGTCTGGTGATGCGGGAATGGACTTAACAATAACCGAAGTTATTAAAAACACAACCGAAGACATTTCTTATGGATTTGGTATTGCATTAGAGATTCCTGTTGGGTTTGTTGGGTTAGTTTTCCCAAGATCATCGGTTCGTAAAACGGACCTATTATTAACAAACTCAGTGGGGGTAATTGATAGTGGTTATAGAGGTGAACTTCAAGCAACATTCAAAAAAACACAGGGAGATTCGTCAGTTATTTATGAAATAGGTGAAAGAGGAGCTCAAATCATTATTTTACCTTACCCAAAGATTAATTTTGTCAATTCTGACAGTCTTTCCGAAACCGATAGAGGTGAGGGTGGATTTGGTAGTACGGGGAAATAGGTGATATTTATTAATAATAAATTAGAATTTAAAAACAAAATATTTTGGCAGTAAAACCTAGATCTAGTAAACCCCAACCACCTGTATTAGTGGAAGAAAGAAAAACATCACATAAGGAAAGAATCAGACAGATAATAAAGAAGCCAAAGGAGAAATTTTTAACCAAAAACCAAGAAATTTATTGGAATATTCTTGGTGAAAACCAAATAACATTATGTTTTGGACCTGCGGGTGTTGGTAAGTCATATATTGCAATGAAAAGGGCAATAGATTTATTACACGACGATTCTAACAAATATGAAAAAATCATCATAGTTAGACCAGCGGTTGAAGCTGAAGAAAAATTGGGTTCATTACCAGGTGGATTAGAAGAAAAATTAGACCCATACATTTACCCGTCATATTATCTATTAAATAAAATTATAGGTAAAGAAGCAAGAGAACGTTTAAAAGATGAGGGTTATATTGAAGTTGCCGCTTTAGCGTATATGAGAGGTTGGAACGTGGATAATACCATACTTGTTTTTGAAGAAGCTCAAAACGCAAGTCCCTCACAGATTAAATTATTACTTACTCGTATTGGATTTAGTTCTAAATTTTTCTTATCTGGTGACCTTGAACAATCAGATAAATTTAGAGACAAAACTAAGTCAGGTTTATATGACGCTAAAAAAAGATTACAAGATTTAAATGGAATTGGAATTTTTGAATTTGGTATGGAAGATATAGTTAGAAATCCAATCATTGGAGAAATTTTAAATAGATACGATTAATTGTAAAATATTACAATTTGACTCCATATAATAATGCGAATAGGGTTTACTTATAACCTTATTCGCATTATCTTTTTCCATATGGAAATATACATTAGCATAGATGGAGTTTTAAGAAACCTCATTCAAAAATTTAACTACCACTACAAAGATGCGTTTTTACAATCTGAATTCGAAAATGAAAATGATTTCGAATACAATATCGTATATCCAATCCAAAACGACAACTTACTTAACTCATACAAATTTCAATCATTGGAAGAGTTTGAGTTTTTCACTTACATAGAATATCCCATTGAAATTTTTGGTCACGCGGGCATCAGTTACCCAACCTCAATCTCAGATTTAAATAAAATTATTTTTGATAATCCACAACATAACATCACAGTGATTGGTGTTGATGAAGTTGGTAAATCAAAACCTGCAACATTATTCTTTCTTTCAAAAAATGGTTTCTTAGGTAATAACATTAAATTCATAAAATCTAATGATATTGAAAATGAATGGGAGAAATGTGATATGTGGGTTACAGATAATAAGAAAATTATCGATTTAAAACCTGAAGGGAAGAGTGTTATTAAATTTCAAACCACTTATAATGAACACTTTACAAATGAAAAAGAAATAACTAAATTAACAGAAATAAAAGAATTATGGTCGAACTCTTTGGAAAATCCTACTACATTGACATTGACGGAATCACCGAAAAATGTAGAACCGGAAATACAATAAAAGATGATGAAGGCGAAACCTTAGAAATTAACATCTTTAAATATGAAATCATTAAAATGTGTTTAGATAGAGTTTTAAATGATTATGAAGATGTTGATGAAGAAATGGGGGTCTTTGCCTCTAATAATGTAAATGTATCATTAAAGATTGCATTTAACACACTAATAAAATACGGAATATTAATTGAAGATGATGAATAAAGAAAACATAGAAAAACTAGAGTCAGCCCTAGGTAGGTTAGACAAAAATGAAAACGTCGTATATTTTTTAACATACGATACAAAAAATAATCCAAGGGCAGCGGTAAAACATATCTACGATATGGCGTTGACCTTAAACCAAAATGGTTATACTTCTAAAATTTTAGTTGAGGATAACACATATGGTGGAGTATCTCATTGGTTAGAGGGTGAGTATAACGATATACCTGTCGTATCTATTAAAGACGATAAGGTTGAAATAAAAATCGACGATGTGTTAGTGGTACCTGAATATTATTCAAATGTACTTCAACAATTATCGAGTATTAAATGTGTTAAAATTATGTTAGTGCAACAGAAAGATTACATATTTGATACGTTACCAGTTGGTAGTAGATGGTCGGATTATGGTTTTGATAAAGCTATAACTACAACAGAAGCATCTAAAAGATATATCTTAGAGTTTTTTCCGGAGGCGATTGTACACATTATACCTCCAATTATTGGGGATCACTTTAAACCTTCTGAAAAACCATTAAAACCTTTTATTGCAATTAGTTGTAGAGATCGAGTTATTCATAGAAGAATAATTTCCGAATTCTATTTAAAATTCCCACAACTTAGATGGATAACATTTAAGGATATGGTTCAATTATCATATAGTGAATTTGCAGGAGCAATAAACGAATGTATGGTTTCTGTTTGGGTTGATGATGAATCAACATTTGGTACGTTCCCATTAGAATCAATAAAATGTGGAATACCAGTTATTGGAAAAATTCCTAATGTTGAACCAGATTGGTTAGATGAAAATGGTATGTGGACATATGATTCAAATAAAATTGTTGAAATTTTAGGAACATATGTTTTAGCCTGGTTAGAGGGAGTGGAATTAAAAGATGAGGTTAAACAAAAAATGGCCGAAACTTTATTACCATATGAAGAATCAATAACTAAAAATAATATTTTGTCAATCTTCAATTCATTTAGAAATAAAAGAGTTGAAACAATACAAAAAGCGTTAGATAAATTAAAAGTAGAAGAAAATGTATAAAAAAGATATCACAGTATTAATTCCCGTTCATAGAATTGACGGAGACTATAGAGAAATGTTAATAAACGCATTATCATCTTTGGAATCATTCCATAACGATGTTGTGGTTTCCGTTGTATGTCCATCGTCAGTAAAAAAAGACTTAGGTCAATTATCAGATAAAATCGAAGTTAACGTAATTGAAAATAAAGGTAAAACAGATTTCTGTTCACAAATAAACTTAGGTTTAGAAAAATGTGAGACAACTTGGTTCACAATTTTAGAAATAGATGACGAATTTAAATCTATATGGTTAAAATCTGTAAATGAATACATTAAAGAATATAGTGACGTTGATGTATTCCTACCAATAGTAAAAGATATAAATGTTGACGGTAAATTTTTAAGTTTTACCAATGAATCAACTTGGGCATATGGTTTTGTTGAAAAACAAGGATTTTTAGACAACGAAACACTATTGGAATATCAAAATTATCAAACTAGTGGTGGTTTATTTAAAACTCAAGTCGTTAAAGATAATGGAGGATTAAAAGACAATATTAAATTGACATTTAACTACGAATTATTATTAAGATTAACACATAATGGTGTTAAAGTTATGTCAATCCCAAGAATTGGGTACCAACACGTTAATTTTAGAGAAGATTCACTATTCTGGGCTTATAAAAATGACGAATCTGTAAAGTTAGAAGAAAACGAAGTTAAATTTTGGTTAGAAACAGCTAAAAAGGAATTTTTCTTTAAAAATAAACGAGATGTTAAATATGCGGAAGCTTAATGCCAAGACCAAGAACCCAAAAAATATACTTTGGGGAGGATCAAGAGAAGGCGGTAGTCAATTACTTAGAAAGTACTGATGAAACAGAAAGAAATAAGATATTCAATGAATATTTACGTGAACCCCTAATTATAATGGTCGAATCAATTATTCGACGTTATAAACTTTACAGAAAAGATATGGAATTTGAAGAAATTCACAATGACACTTTGTCTTTTCTTATTACTAAAATTAGTAAATTCGACCACACTAAAAACCATAAGGCATATTCGTATTTTGGTACAATTTGTAAAAACTACCTTATGGGTGCCATTCAAAAAGACACTAAGGAACAAAACCGTAGTGTCTCTTATGACGACATATCCTCATCAATTGAAGATAGACCAGATTTATCCTACACTATAGATGCGTTTCAATTAGATTATAGAGATGTTATCATTAAGTTAACCAACGAATTAGAGGAATTTGTTGAAAACGAGGATTTAACCGAAAATGAACGAAAATTAGGTTATGCCTTACTTGAGATTTTCAGCAATTTTGATAAAATATTTCAGGTTGGTGATGGTAATAAGTTTAACAAAAACCTCATCCTACTTTCATTGAGGGAGATGACCTCACTATCAACCAAAGAAATCCGTATTTCCCTTAAAAGGTTTAAAAAACTATATAGTGGAATAATGATAGGGTTTTTAGAATAAATCTATTTATAGGTATGAGAGAGAGAAAAAATAATATTACGCTAGATGTAGATTCGGCATTATCCTTAATGCAAGAAATATACAATGATGTTGTTGAGAACAGAAACACCGCGTCTTTAATTATGAAAAAGATGCTTTCTTTTATGAAAGACGCCGAAGATATGAGTGTAATTGGTCCGGTTATCAAGGAACAACAAAAAATCCTTAATGAGTGTACCGAAAAGAAAATATCACTAGTTAAACTTCAAAGTGTTATGTTAAAACAAACACAAGGATCTGGACAAAAAGGTGGTGGACCTATGGGTAAATTAGAATTAACCGATGAAGATAGAGAACTTTTAGATAAATTGGTCAACGACGGTAATGAATCTAAAAACAATAACTATAAAATATAATGAGTAAACTTAAAGATACTAAGGCTAGGTTACAATCAAAACTAGAGGTCATCAAAAAAATAAATGATGACCCTAATAGTTTAATGGATAGCCTTTCCGATAAACTTCTTAAAGATTTACCATCCACAGACCAACTTTTTGGTAAAAAATTAGACGATTTCTTAAATAAGGCTAAACGTAAGAAAGAAAACAAAAAAGATATTTTTGGTGATTTAATTGAAATTGCTGAGGGATTTTTAAGTTCAGGTAAAAAGGTAGAATCGTCAGATAAGTTGTTATCGAAGGGTAAACTAAAACAACACGGTTTAACCGCAGCTAAAAAAACGTTAGACGCTAGTAAAGAAATTGTTACAAGTAGCGTTAAGAAGGCATTCTTCGCTGGTGAGGGTATTTGTGGTGCTAACCTTACATTAACGGGTATTAGTGTGAAAATTAAGCCAGAGGAAATAGATTTAATGCATATGTTAACTGTTGATCCAACAACTTCAACAGGACAAATCGTATACGAACAACAATCACCAGATAAAGGTAAAGAAAAAGTTAATAGAGAACTATATAGTATTTTTTCTGGTGGAACATATCAATTTGATTCTAATAATAATAACACACTTTTTAAAGCTCAATTCGACCAAGCAAATCAAGAATTTAATATTACCGATTTTAATGGTTTAAATGTCGAAACTTTTTTTAATGATTATTATTCCACAATGGAACTTCCCGATATTCAACATATCACCAAAACGGCTATGTTAATGACTATTCAAGGAGATGGTAGTGATAATCCATTATTCAATAAAGGAATGAATAGTGTTAATAGATTGTTACAAAAATTATGTGCAATTTGTGGAACACCAACAAAAAAGAATGAATTAAAAAATCAAAACGCGGTTGATATGTTTAATGAAACCGATGAAGACATTGAGTCTTATTTTGATTTTGATGACGTTGAAGGAATTGATTTAGATGATGAAGACTCTAGATTTAGAAGAGTATTAAAGTTTAAAGATTGTGATAATTTTGAAACTCCAGTTAATCCATCCACAATTGAAGATTTTGTTTACTTTAGTAAGAAAAAACCATTAAATGAATTAGTTGATTCTACTTTAGGTAGAACTGCAACTCAAGCTTATTTAGATTCTGGAAGTAGCATTCCACCAATTAATTTTAATTTAAATTTAATGAATTTATTCATTTTAAATTTACCTAAAGCGTTAATATCAAGTTTATTATCACCTAAGATTTTTTTACCAATTGTTATAATATATAAAGTTGTAAAATCAATAACCGATCAATCTATTAATGTTAAAATATTAATGAAGATGTTATCTAAATTGTTTAACACAATTATTAGTCAACTTTTATGGAGATTTTTACAAGAATTTTGGAAGTTGGTTAAAATAGATTTAATAGCGTTTGTAATTAAAATTGTTAAGAAAATATTGAAAAATAAATTCAAAAGATATCTAACGATTTTAAAGTCGTTAATTTCGTTTTTACTTAAGATACTTGAAACTGAAATTGATAACTGTTACGCTTTATTCAGTGCAGTTATTAGTGCAATAACCGCGGCATTATCCGCAAACATATCATTAAAGGTTCCAGGTATATTATTATTGTTATCTGAAATGTTACCAGGTTATAGTCAGGATAGAGCTTTTATGAACGTTATGGAAAGAGTTGCGGCTTCGGGTGTAAAAACAGGTCCAATATTTGGTGAAACAAATAACATTGGCACTCTGGTTAAATCCATAATAGACGGACACACGGAAGAAATGGATCAGAATTCTTTTGTGAAAATAACATTAAAAGCAGGAGCATTACCAGGACCATCTGGTGGTGCGGTTATTATTCCTGGTTTAATTTCTGGAGTTGGTAAAATGTTTTAACAATGGATAAAAATAAAATAATAGAAATAACTAATGACGTTCAAAATAAATCAAATAAAGATTTATTTGTTGTGTTAGACGAATTAGGCGCTGAATTTGAAAAAACAAAAACTTTAATTATAGACTTAACTAGACATTTAGAGGCAGTTGAGGATTTATATAATAAAGTTAATAAAGAAATAGAAAAAAGAACTAAATCGTAATGAAGATTATTGACATTGGTATTTGTATCGACAACGTTGACCCAAAAGGAATGGGTAGAATTCGTTGTGTTCGATATTCAGATTACGTAGGTGAAAAAGAAAAGGCGTTAACATACGAAGCTTGGGGTAAAAATGATTTATTTGTGGCAATACCATTCCTACCAACAAATATTAATTTTATTCCTGAAATTAATCAAGCAGTAAAAATTCTTAATTACAACACAGATAAATCCAATACCAACCAAGAATATATTGCAGGTCCATTTACTACTATGTTTGATTTTAATAGTCAAACATTCTCACAACAAATTGACAACACCACATATGGTAACGCAAATAAAGAGAGAGATAGTATAGTAGACAAGAACGATAAGTACATAGACAAAAGAACAGAATCGTCTTTTGCAAAGAAAAGTGATTACGGTGTTTATGGAAAGTATGGTTCAGATATTATATTCACAGAGAATGGTCTTCAATTAAGAGGTGGTAAGTTATTATCAAAAGGAGCGGCAAGTCCATCTAACAGAAAGAAAATGTTGACTTACCCAATAATGGGTAAAAGACCAGCGGCGACTTTATCATTAAAGAAGTTTTCTAAAAAAATGGTTTTAGAGGAGAAAACAAAAACCAAGGTCGATACTGAAGTTAAGGATATAAAATATATTTTAGAATATCAAATAGATAAATTAACTGACACAACAAAAATTGAATTTTTTCTATATAAAGTATTAAAAACTTTTGGTCAGGTAACTAAGACTAGTTTCTTTAATGAGAATACACCGTTACCAATGAGTGTACTAAAATTAGTTAATACCGACAACACAGATTCTACCCCAACCTTTAAAATTGACATAACAACGAATAATATTAATTTTATTCATAGTGAAATTAATAACATTTTTTATACTGTAATAGACAGAGGATTAAAAGGACTATTAAGAAGTTTTGGTGATTTATTTTCCCAACTTTCAAATAGTGGATTACCTAAAGAAGGTGAGGATTTTCCATTGTATTTTAGACCATCGGTAAAATTCATCGAAATGACCCCATTAACGGTAACCGAAGAAACTGATAAGGAAACTATCCTATCAAAGGTTAAAGTCTTTAAAATAGGTCCTAAAAGTGGATTAATTTGGTCTCAAACTCAATTGACTCCACCCGTTAAAAGACAGAAAATTAAAACCACACATTTAAAGACAATTAAGGCTTCACCTGAACAAACATTTGCGGCATTAAAATCTGACAAATTATTTCTATTATCAACCGATACTAATGAAACTGAGAAATCTATTAATTTTAACACGTTAGATAAATACGAGTACACCCAGGAGGATTATATAAAAAATATTGAACCTAACACATATTCTACAGTTAGGGGTGAGAATCTCCTAAGATTGTTACAACAGTTAATTTTAGTTGTTTTTAACCACGAACACAACGTAGTTGGACCTATGGTTCAGAACTCAGAATTCGAGGAATATATGCAATTATTGGAGTTACTTAAAAGTATTGAGAATGATCTCTTGAACAAATCGATTAGAATCAATTAATTTGATATTTATAAAATAAAAGAGAGATGTCATATTTTCGTTCATATTTTGAAAAAAATAATACAATCATTAAAAACTCCCAGGTTAATACTGCGAAGAACCCAACTACGGAGATTTTTTATGGTTCAGGATTTTCTAAATTCATATTCAAAGTTGATTTTAGTGAATTAAAAAATAAAATCGATTTAGGTGAATATGTCATTAATAACGACACCAAACACACCTTACGTTTAACCAACACTATATTTGGTGACGAAACGTTTTTAGGGGCTAAAAGAGGATCTGGAAGACAAAGAACCAATTCATTCGATATTATTGTTTTTAAAATATCAGAATTTTGGGATGAAGGTTTAGGTTTTGACTATGAAGATGGTGGTTATGATTTTACTACAGGTAACGAAACTTTTGATGAAAGACCATCTAATTGGTTTAATAGAACAACATTAAATCCTTGGACTACGGAAGGTGTTTATGCTAATACCCCAACTATAGTTACAACAATGCATTTTGATAATGGAAATGAGGATTTAGACGTGGATATTACACAATATGTGAACGGAATTTTAGTTAGTGGTAACACAAATCACGGTTTAGGTTTAGCATTTGCGGTACTTTATCAAGATATAACCGCCGAAATTGACCAATCCGTTGCTTTCTTTACAAAATATACACAAACATTTTTTGAACCATACGTTGAGACTTATTTTAACGATAGGATTAATGATGACAGACTAAATTTTGTTGAAAAAACAATTCAAAATTTATATCTATATGTAACTAAAGGTACTAATTTTTATGATTTAAACACAATACCTAGAGTTGATATATTAGATAGTAATAATGTCATCATCACTGGTTTAAATGATTTAGTACCTATAAAAATTAAAAAGGGTGTATATAAGGTTAGTTTTGGTTTAAATGGTGTTTTATGTGATGGAAAACGTTTCTTTTATGATAAATGGAAATTATTATCTTTAGATGGTGTATCTATTGGCGACGTTAAACAAAAATTTATACCAAAGCCCTATACGTCACTTTATACTGTTGGTGAAAATCAGACAGAATTAGAAAGGTACGCAATACAATACTCAGGTATTAAATTGAATGAGAAAATAATTAAGGGTGAGAAAAGAAAAATCGTGGTTAAGTTTAGATCAATAAACCAACCAAAAACTGAACTATTTGATGAGGTTTATTATAGAATGTTTATTAAGGAAGGTAGAACTAATGTAATAGTTCACGATTGGACTCAATTAGATGTTACAAATGAGAATTCATTTACATTGTTTACGGAAAATTACATACCTAGAGAATATTGGATAGAATTAAAGGGTAAAACCCATACTGAAGAAATATTCTATGATGACTATATAAAATTTGAAATTGTATCAGAAAAGTAATATTTATGAATATGAAACTAAATGAAATAATTAAAAAACACCTAAATAAGGTTGTTAAAGAGAACGAAAATGTTGGTCAAGAAAACTATATGTTTTTTGGTAACTTAAAACAGATTCAAAGACAATGTGAAATGTTGTTAAAAATGAATCCAGATGAGTTAGATTCCATAATCAAAAATGGTCACGATTGGGCTGACGATCACGTATCTGAAGCAAAAAACAATATGGACCAAGTGTTTGATTTCTTTATGAATGAAACAAAAAAAGAAGGGGATATTAATGAAATGAAAGACGACCCTTGTTGGAAAGGATATGAAATGGTTGGAAAGAAAATGAAAAATGGTAAAGAAGTACCTAACTGTGTACCAAAAAAGAAATAATGAAAAAAATTGTTTGTGATAATTGTGGTTGGTCTTGGAAACTATCGGAAGGTGGTAAAGACCCATATATATGTCACAAATGTGATACAGATAATACCAAGAAATATAAAAAAATGATTATTACAGTTACTGAAGAACAATTCGAAAGATTATTCGAATATAACGAAGAAACTCCAGTTTTAATATATGAAGACATAGATGGATCAGTTCAAATGACCAACTACGTTATTGATAATATGTTAAACGAGGCCGAGTATCAAGGTCGTAAAGTTCAATTGGGTAAGATAATGCAGGGTGACATTAAAAAGTTTAAAGTATACGTTAAGAACGATAAGGGTAAGGTTGTTAAAGTTAACTTTGGTTTTGGTGGTAAGTCCGCTAAAGGTAAAAGAATGGTTATCAAGAAAAATAACCCTGAAAGAAGAAAATCATTTAGAGCAAGACATAATTGTTCAAATCCAGGTCCAAGATGGAAACCAAGATATTGGGCTTGTAGAACTTGGTAATTAGTAGTAAATTACGTCAACATCACATTCTCCCAATAACTCGAGACTTTTCTTTTGTGATTCATCCCATTTGTCTTTATTCTTAGTTGTGCATATCTGTTTACAATAAACAGTTTTAATCCCACTATTCACTATACCTCTAGCACAATCCATACACGGTAATCCCGATGTAAGATATATTATGGAGTTTTTTAACGATACTCCAATACGAGCGGCGTTATATATTGCATTACGTTCTGCGTGTTCCATCCAAAAGTACTTTTCAGGTCTTTCCTGACGTTCTTGTTTAGAATCGTCCAATCCCCTCGGAAATGAATTATAACCCGTAGAAAGGACCTCTTTGTCCTCCCCAACGATAACTGCACCTATCTGTGTTGATTGGTCTTTAGATTTCTGTTTAACCTGTTCCGCAATGTTTAAAAAATATTCAGTCCACTCCATATTAAATTAGTTTTTGTTTTGCCCAATAATATAACAACCCAGTTGCATATCTATGTAAATTTTTAGCCTCTTTCTTTAATATTAGGTTCCCAATTTGTACTAAATGTGCTTTATTTGTCAAATCTATCCCAATAATGTATCCCCCATCAGATTTATCGTAAGTTGTCTCTTTCATTGGTGGAAAATACTTTCCCTCATCGTCTAGTTTCAACGTCCTAATCATTTCTGTCTTATTCATCTTACATTCTATACTTCTAGAATATATTAATTTCTCTAAGACATCTAACCTTAATTTACTGTAATCTACCTCTGACATACCACAAATATAAGAATTTTTTTGGAATATACGAATAATAAAAAAACCCCCACATTTCTGAGGGGGTCTTTAGTATGATGAATCCTAAGATTATCTTAATGTATCCAAACTGAATGTAACGATACCTTGTACATCAATTACACCAAAGTAACGGTTGTTCACCATTTTCTTTGCGTAACGTGTCATAATACCCTTTATAGGGGTCATATTGAACGGATTGTACATAGTAGGAGTTAATTGTAATGGAACGTACGGTGCGTAGATGTAACCAGCGTCTAACAATGATTTACCTTTGTGTCCAATCAAGATTTTTCCTGCTGGGAAGTAAGGGTCACGGTATACTTGGTAACGACCTGCTAATGTACCTACTTTCTCAATACCCATATTGTACTGATCTTGCTCTGGATGAGCGTTAGATACGTGGAAGTACTCTAAATCATCAAATACTGCAGAAACTTCTGAAGAAACAACGATCCAGTTAGCACCACCTCTTAAAGTAGTTTTGTGGATTTGAGCTGAAACTTGGTTGATTTTAGTGATCAAAGTTTGGTTCCAATCTTTTTGAGTGTAACCTTGTAATGTTGCACCAGATGCACCACCGTATTTCCACTCATTGTAATCCCATTTAGCTTTCCAAGCTGCACCTTTACGTAAATCACGTAAGATTTCACGGTCAACCTCAGCTGCGATTTGCTCAGATAACAATGCAGTTAACTCAGCTTCAGCGTCGATGTTGTGGAATGCACTAACGTCTTGAGCCAATTCTGGAGACCAGCTAGCTCTTAATTTTCTTTCAGTTACAGAAACTGTTACAGAAGAAAGGTCAAAAGATACTTCACCAATTTGATCTTCAAATTCTAAAGATGCATATCTACGGTAAACCGCTACGAAATCAGCACCATCTAAATCAGTTGTACCTGTTGGTTTGAATGTAGAGAAACCTGCAGTTGCAGAATATGTTTCAACGTCTACACTTAAGTAGATAACACCATTCTCATCACAGATATCTTGATATCCAGCACCGTTAGCAGAATCAAATCTTTTTACTCCGTATTCAACGATACCTTTACCATATTTTTGTGTTACCACATTGAAAGGTAATGAAGCACCATCCTTAACTTTAGAAGATGAAATCTGTAAAGAAGCTAAGAACTCTTCTGTATCCATTTCGTTACCGTCTGGACCAGCTAATTTACCTTGACCTGGTTTAGAGAAACCAGTTAATTTAACAATAACACTAGAAACTGCAGTTGAACCTGAAGTCAATGTTACTGGAGAACTTTCAACACCAGTTGCAAAAGTAACGATAGACGTACCAGTTAAAGAAACGTCAGTAACTTCTCCTTTAGAGTAGTCAAACAATCCTTGATCTGCGTCATCTCCACCTTCGTAGAATCTGTCGTATAAGTTATTTCCTGTGTAACCAGTAGAAGCACTTCCACCAGCTCCTGGCATACCATATGGAGAATAGTGAGCTCCTGAATTTCTTTCCTGAATTTTAGGAACGAAGAAGAATAATTTACCAATTGGTAAGTTCATAGCTTGTACAGACACGATGTCGTTAGCTAATAATTTAGAGAATACACGACGGATAATTGGGAAAACTACAGTCTCGAAAGAACCAGACGCATCAGCTACAGCTGCTTCGTTGATTAAGTGTGACGCTTGGTTTTCATACAATTGCGCGATGTTATCTTTTTGGTGACCTTCTAGACCTTCTAAGAATCCTAGTTCGTCCCATTTTTTGATGGTATCTTCTTTGATAACTCTAAGGTGTTTTAACCCGATGTTACCAACCATACCGCTTTCT